GGACCCCTCAATGGGAAAATGCGACGATATTCCTCACGGGAGGAAGCCCTTAAAGGGCACAAGGACATGCTCGACCTCGCAAGAACCGGGTCTGATCCTTGCTCTTTCACTTTTTCCCAAAGAGAATTCTTCATCCGAACAGATCGGGGGTAAGTAGGATCCTCAGACTTCTTCATTTTACCTCAATAAGCCTAAGAAACAGGGGTATGCTTACCACCATAAGGACCAGCACAACCCCTTGCTGAAGAGGATCTTCTACAGCTTCGATGAAAGGACCCAAGAACCAGCCGACCAAGAGGCCGAACGCGACTCGCAGAAAAAGCGACATCTAGTATCCCATAACCATCGCACGCCGTTCGACGGCCCGACCCCAAGCTGCTTCCTGTAGATATTTCTCGACCTTCTCCCAATTCACACGCTGTTCGGCAGACAGCCGCGACTCGTCGACTACAGCAACCAAACGCTCCCCTTCACACTCGAAGCAGGGAACATCGTACGTGCCGCTAAAATAATCCCCTTTTTCTTCCTGAGACCACTCGGAGAATTCCTCCTGCGTAATACCGTGAGCATCGATCGACGGATCGACATGGCTGCCTTTGCCCTCGCAGGTAGGGCAAACCTCGAACTTAGCCGGAAAGGAGAACGGAGTCTCGGCGTTCTCTTCCGTCTCCTCATCCTCAATCAGGAGCGTCGCAGTCAGAATCATTGCCCTCTGGTCAAAGGACCAGATCTTGGCCTCCTCTTTTGCTCGCATGCCTGCAACAACTCGATGATCGTTGTAATAACCGTGGTCGGTCATGTCTCTGTACTACAGAAGACGAAGGGGAAAGGCAAGCCTAAAAGATCGCGCTGCGCTCAAGCGAGGACGCGACGCGCCTGCCCAGCAGGAATACCGCCTGTCATCGGCGCCTCGCCTTCGGCTTTGCGCTCGCGATGATGAGGCGCGCAGCCTCATTGCTTAGGCTGACCACATCTGCGTATGCGCCGCGTCCGCGCCCGCGCCTGTGAAAGACGGTACAATCCTCGGCACTAAGGAGGACAGAATAGCCGACGAACACGTCGCACAGGGTCGCAAGCTCGGCGTCGCTCAGCCCGGTCGCCGGCTTCTCGGTTGTCCTACAAGAAAACGTCATATTTCCTCCTCGAAGGCTCTCTTCTCGGCCAGACGTCGCGATCTGCGCCGCTGGCGCTTCGTGGGACACTTACGTACGCCTCCTCTGAGCGGCTTCGGAATAGACGGACGCTTCTCGTATGAAAAGGATCTCGACGAATAATAAGGTTGTAAAAACCAACCACATCCTTTGTAGGGGCAGAAGCGAACACTGTAATAGTCGCTGTCATCCTCGGCGACCATCGGTAGCCGGTGCTCAGGGCACCAAGGAGGATACATGCATTGATACCGAACCGGGTGAAAGCCCGGGCAATAATCGTACAAGGGGGCGACTTAGCGCATCGCCGGCTGCGGGGCTCGCCTCTCACCGCCCCAATTGGGTGAGAGCATGGCAGCGCGTAGGCCCAAGCAAGCACAAACTCGACCATCGGTTGGGGGTGCCGCATAATCGAGCAACCGGAGCAACTCTACCGCCGTCGAGTACAGAAGGCAAGCCTTCAAGAAAGAAGATAAGGACGCCATTCCACAGGATACTGGCAATTCGAGATGCTTCGGAAAAGAGGCGCGATCTGAGGGTCCTGATACCCCGCCAGTCCGCACCCTACCCTCGTGACGAGGAAGTTCAGATCTGGATTCGACGCGGCATACTCGCAAAATCGCGCGACGTAACGTGCGATCTCGGCAAGTGGGAGGGAGCGAAGGAGAAAATCTTTCGTAGGAATCGCGTAAGAGTCTCCCTGGCGACCCTCTCCTTGACCATATACCGCTCCGTAATGCTGTCGCGCGTAAAGCGCTGCTCCCCTCCCATGCCTCCCAGCAAGGTTAGAACCAAACACGAAGATATGAGAGGACATAGTTACTGCTTCACGGTGAGATCAGGTCGGGCGAAGCTCGGTCCCGTATCAAGTATTTGCAGAGCTTTCGCGCGATCCAATACGTGAGTCTCTGCGAGGGGATCGAGAAGGACGCTGCGCACATCCTCCATATCCAGGCCCCACGCATCGCCCACAATCGACAGGGCGTTATCAAGATCCCATGCCCACCAAAAGTTACATCCTCCGAGATCGAGGGCGTAACCCCCTCTCTCCTTCCAGCAAGAAAGAAGGTCTTCCCTGGTGTCGCAGTATTCCGCGTATTCAGTCATCTTTTCACCTCTCTTTTACAAGAGACCGCACGGTCCTTATTGAAAATAGACTTTCAGTTTGCCAGATGCAGATGACTCGGACCCCCAGAAATACGAGGGAGCGTCCACACCTCAAACACTACGGAAGGAAATTCTCCGTGGATCGTCTGGCCGCTGAAAACGAGCCCTGCTCGCGTACAGGCCTCCCGGGCCCACTCCGCGTTCTCACCGTACACCTTCACTACCACCTGATTCGGCTGCAAGGGAGCGGCAAGCGTGACCGACTGCGGATTGACCGTCAGACGTCCGTATATTTCTTGGGTCGGCAACGCCTCTTGACCCTCCGGAACCGCGACAAGCGCAAGGATCGCCAGCGTAGCACCGTCCACAAAAATAGTCGCCCGGAGCTTTACCCGCGTACCGTCCGCGACCGTAAAAGGAGGAACCGCGTCAAAATGAGCCTGAATTGCCCGAAGCTCGTCTTTCGTCACGATGTAGTAATAGGCACGCCCTGATGTCTCAGTCAAGGGCTGAGGGGACTCGCTCTCGGCCTCGACCAGTAACTGATCGACAACCCTTGCGTTTTCCTCCGCCCGCAGCAGGCTCTCCTGCATCCGATCCAAAAGGCCGCGCGCGTCCACGGGCATCACCTGTGTAGGCTCATCCTCGAACGAACTCGGAAAGCGCATCTCCGGCACAATCGGATCAGGCGGCAACACCCCCACAACGCCCTTCTCCTCTTTTTGCCTTCTAATAAGGTATCTCGCCATTGTAAGAAACAGCGCCTGGACAGGCTGAGGCAGCTCAAATAAAGAAGCACCATCGGTCAAGGGAAGCGCCGTAACGTCGAAAAGCCGGCCAAACCTACACATCTTAGCGTAGAGATCAAACGCGAAGCTGTCGTAGTTGTTCTCTTCGAGGGCAGGGAAGGGCGAGGCACCGGAGTAATCACGCGTCCCTACCTGCTCGGAGAGCTTCAGATAAAGCGACTCCAGCACCTGATGCTTTGTACTATACAGCAATTGAATCGAATCCACGGAGCCGAGAGGCGAATCCTTTACCGCCTCCATCATATACGCCGCTTCGTCTCGCATCTCTGCAATGGTCTGAAGCAGTGACTGGTTCTCCGCCCGCTCTTGCTCGATCACACTCCTGAGCTGCTCAAAGGTTCTCAGTAATTCGCCCTCGATCAAAGAAGTCGCCTTCGTGTCTTCGTCTTGCGAGTCTGCCATCTAAAAACATCCTTCAGGAATGCCGCTCGTTGTACTTCGTGGTGCGGCCACTTGGGACTTGAAAAGCTCCCGATCACAAGCTACTAGGCTGTCCCTGGATGGGCCAGCTTTTTCTACTTGATTCTGTCAACTACCTGACCGCTCACGACATCGCTCTCATCGAGAGCAACGTACGCCTAATGGACGCAGACCTCGCTGTCTGTGTCAATTCCTTCCGCTACCAAGGAGATCTCGATCAGCTCGCAAAAACACGAATTATGTCCTCCGACGCCGTCAGCATTGCAATCGATCCTTTCCATCGTAGATTCGCAATCGCCTTTTCTTCTTATTCTAGATTGGACAGCTCACAACAAGCTGTTGTTTACAGTCGAGGTGTTGCCTTGTTCTCAAAAGGAGACTGGGTCGGGGGAATCACAAGTGTTGCCCGCAACACACAGCTCTTCCTGAAATCTTCAAGTGTAGAAGATAAAGGCTTCCTCGCCAGCATCGATATTCTTAATAAAAGCCCCTCTATTCAAAACACAATGACCGCTCTACTGTTCGTACCGTTCATGCTGGGAATCGCCCTCGCAGTGACCGTGTGGCTGCGCCATCTCGATCGAAAAGATCAAGAGAGAAAGCGACAGGAAGAGGAAGAGAAGGCCTATAGCAACCGGCCTCGCGGAAACCGGATCCAGCTCTAGCCTCCAGGGTACAGACGAGATCGGATCAGCTCGACCGTCTCCTGCATGCCCGCCGCCACATAGAGCAGACGAGTCCTCAAGGCTCCTGACTCGGAGCCGAACTCCCCAACCAGATCTTCGACTCGCTTCTCAATCAGCTCGATGAGGAGGAGGCGCTCCTCGCGAATAACTGCTTGTGCGACCTTTCGGCACTCGGGCGTCAGCTTCGGTCTAGGCGTATCGGTCACACTGTGTGTGTAGGAGCATGTCGCACTAGAGGTCTAGTCAAAACGAAACGGGGAGGGGATCTCCGACCGTAGCACTCGACCCGGGGGAAAATGTTGGACTGGAGGTACGTGTATTCAGCACAGCGGACACACACTACATTGAACAGCCGAAGATCCCCTCAACCCCACTCTAACACCATGCCAACCGCACGGGAAGCCCCCGTCATAGATCGCTTACCCTTACAAATTAAGGCACGCCTTCGTTTTGCGAAGTCAGCAGGGTATATGCGCCAACCCAAGGACCATACGGTCCTTGTACCGTATTAAGAATACGGCCAATCTCAGCAGCTTACGCTCAAACCACGGTGTTTAATTAGAGACATTGACGATAAAATAGGCACGCCAAACGAGGGTCTTCATCATTATGAGAAACCCTATCTTTGACGAAGCGTGTCAAGTCGATGTCGGGAAACCGCGTAGCTTCCGGATGTTCTACGCAGTCAGGAACCACCGTCAGATCGATCCCCTCCGCATACTGCATACCTTCTGCATAGATCTGCGCTCCCCCAATCAACCATGTGGGATTACGTGTCGCATGGATCGCTTCGACCAACGACCGGAAGCACTCGACTCCAAAGATTGGAGTCCGAGTCACAATCAGATTTCGTCTGGACGGGAGAGGACGGCCCAGAGACTCATAGGTCCGCCGACCCATGATGACCGTACCGCCTAAGGTGAGACGCTTAAAGCGACGGAGATCGGCAGGATAGTGCCACGGGATTCGACCGTGTAGTCCAATTACGCCGTTCTGCGATACTGCTGCGATGATGGTGACTGAGGCCATACCTCACAGCATACGAGATCAGGGCGTCCGCTCGAACTCGAAATACTCACTGATCTCTGCCAAGACACTCTGCACTATGGCCTCTTGGACAACAGCAGCACCAGGCTGATCCGTATGCTTGTAGGCTCGCTGCCACCCCATTGCGACTCCCTCTTCAACGGCCCGAAGTAGCACCGGATAAGGACGCACACTTATTGTGGATGAATTCCTATCGTCTCCCACGGGAGAACTCCTTTCAATGGACGGAGTGAGAGGGATTCGAACCCCCGGTGACCGTTTCCAGCCACAGCGATTTTCAAGACCGCTGCCTTAATCCACTCGGCCATCACTCCTTGTCCCCCAGCTCAAGGGGGAGCTTCGTCTTCAAATACAATCTTGTTCGGAGGATCCGTCAACCCGAAATCGACCCGATCGGCCAACTGTCTCAGAGCAAGGGCAATCACCCGGGTGCGCGCCTCTTCGACCGTATGCATCGGGTTCGATTGACAATGTGAAAGGTCGGCTACGACGCCTCGCCACTTCCCTTTGGCTTTGCGATACGTAATACGAAAAGAAATCGTAGAAGGTAACGGTTTCAATACCGTCTCCTACGCTTGCGCCTCCTGAACTCCGTGTACAAAACATGAAGGAAATAAATCGTCACCCCCGTCGCAAGACCGAAACAAATCGCGGAGGCGAGCACGAGATCCTGATCGCTCATGACCCGCGTTCTATAGTCCAAAATAACGACCGAGGCAATCAAACAGCCACCTTGAACGAAATCGCAGGATGCGAGCGATAATTCTCAATCTTGAAAAGATTCAGGAGTGTAGCACTGTCCTCATGGATCAACGACTCCACGTCCCCAAAAGACCGAATGCTCGGGTCAATACGAAGCGACGGCAACGGAAGAGGAGCCCTCAAGAGCTGTTCCTTCAGTCCAGGCACATGATCCCATTCGCTCATCGACCCGTCGGCCTTGGCCGTATAGACATGGGCATCGACAATCGAATGCGCAAACTTCCCAGGAATGAGACCAGAGAAGCGTGCGAACAAATGCAGCAAAAAAGCATAACCCGCGATGTTGTAGGGTACACCCAGTGCTACGTCCGCAGATCTCTGCGTTAGGTGTAGATTCAGAACATTGCCTTGCACATTGAAAATCCACATGACGTGACAAGGTGCGAGCGCCATCAGATGGAGCTGTGCCGCATTCCACGCTGAGATCACAATACGCCGTGAAGAAGGATCGTTCTTCAGAAGATGAATCGCTGCCCGAACCTGATCCGACCAGTGGCGCCATTGGTAGCCATAGACGGGTCCCAGCTCTCCTTCTTGGTTTGCCCAATTATTCCAAATACGAACCCCGTGCTTATTAAGCAAGGCGACATTCGTGGATCCATTGAGCATCCAAAGCATCTCTACCAGAACATTTTTCCAGCTCACTGTTTTTGTCGTAACCAGAGGGAAACCCTCGCGGGTATCGTAGACCCGATGGTCCGAGAAAACACTCAGAGTATCGACTTGGGTCCGGCTCTCTTTACGAGAGCCTTCGTCAAGGACACGGGAAACGAGATCGAGATAGGCCTTCACAGTGTTGCACCTCCTGCCCGAATAAGAAAGCAGGGTGCGGGTAGTGAAGAAAGATGTCCAGCGAGAAAAGGTGAACCGATCAGACCTAGTCGGGGGACTACAAGGAGAGGACACTCCCCTCTTCTCGCTGGACGAAAGAGTGATAGCGCCGCCCGGGGCAGAAGTCAACTGCCAAAAGGTGTGCTTTAGAACGGGGGCAATTTCGGATTGTAGATCTGTAACACCGCGTCCAGGTAGATACGGAAGACGATCAACGCGTTCAGGTTGTTGATGTCGAGACGCCAGGCTTTCCGCGACGGCTCGTATTTGAAGCGGAGAATGTTGTTTCCTGTCCGGGCATCAGTTCGCACTTCCAATCCGGTCCCAAGTGATGTACGTGTCCCGAGTCGGACGCTGACAGGATTCGCAGGATCTCTATGGTTCTTGACCTCCAGCCCACTCATAACCGTTCCCCCAAAGCGTAAACCCTCTCCATCTATGTTGATGAGCCCTCCAATGACCATTGTGTTCTGACTGATTTTACTAGGAATAGACCCTTCGTTATAGCAACCGTAACATTCTGAAAATTGGCTATCACCCTCGAACCAGTGCGCAGGATGTGCCTTGCCTGTATCCCGATCAATCTGAAGATCACCAAGAACAGCTACGTGCACAGATCCGAGAAACGAGGAATCGAAATAGCCTGCACAAGGCCCTAAAGTCGCTTCCCAGCGATTCGCTCTTGAGCAGTTCGCGTAGACCTCCGCTCCGAGCGTGAGCCCTACATTCACATCAGGACCGTCGATATACACGCCGGCATGTTGGGCGTTTTTAACGTGAATAGAGGTCATTCTCCAGGCGTTGGCGTTCGTGCCTTGACTGACCGCATGCCCGTCAATACGGATCCCTTGGACGAATCCAACCGTCTCGACATGTTCTATATTCATGCGAGCGAGAACCTTGATCCCAAAGGTGGGGATCGTAGAAGTCACCACGCCAGGGGACTGGATGGAAAGTCCTTCAATTAGACTACGACCCGCACCAGGACTCTTCTTTGGACAGCGCGGTCCTCTCGCGAACTCAAAAGCAGTCGTTCCGGTCACAACATGAAGACGAGTCAGTGCAATGCCTTCTCCATGTACGACCGTCGGTTTACAGTAACGAATAGTCTTACGGAGAGCACAATCGCCTTCAGAAAGCTGAATCGAGTGTCCCTCGGCTTCCTGAAGGCGATCGGTGATGTCTCCAAAACAAACGACAGGAGTTGCCGCTACGATGAGCAGGGCTATAAGCATGGGAGCATATTAGCAATAGGCTCCTGTAAGAAGCTAGGTCGTGTGTAGCGGCTCGGACTTCGCCAGAAGCAGAGTCTTCTCAAGCAATCCCACTACCTCAGACTTCCCCGTTTGAGGATCGTCGTTGAACTCCACAAGACTGGAAAAATGCCTCGGTTTACGCAAAACCACGCAAATAAGCTCCAGAGGCTGAACAGCCTCCTGCGAGAGCGTTTCGGCCAATAAAGCTCCCAAGAGGCACCACGAACTTGCGAGAGTCTCCCGAGGCATCTTCTCTACCCCGAAGGAATCGCACGCGAACTTGTGCTTCGTCCATCCTTGCTCTACACGACGCAACATCGACTCTAAAATCGTCACGCAGTCGAGAACCTTAAGCCCACAATCAGCACAACGCCACAGAACATATGGAGCAGGAGGTTCCACAATAAGGGGGTGCTGGTGCTTCGTAAAAATCGCAGGGTTCCCAGGATTCCAAGGCGATGTTGAAGTACACAAAAACCGCTCTATAGGCACAACGACAATCCTCATTCGTCCTTTGAGTAGAGAAAGGCCTCTTTCCCCATCTCATAGGCCGAAAGTATCAAGTCGCTCAAGGCTTTTTGATAAAGACGAGCTTCGTGGTTACTGGTGAATTCCCTGGTTACCCCGCGAAAGGAGGTGTTCTCCGGACAATAAACCGAGACTCGGAAACGACTATCCGCCGCCACAGACTCGACCACAGCACGCATTCGTAGACCGGACATAAGACATCGTGTCGCCTGTTCTCCACAAGAAGTCAACGACACTCTCCCTGATTCGTAGGTCTATATAGGGTAGGGCAAGCCTTTATGTTTTTTTCGCTCGACCTCGTACAAAGCACGTGCCTACAGTCTCCTACACAACCGAGTGGCTGACCCTTTCGTTTCAACAGCCAAGGTTTACTCTAAATAAGCTATGACCAAAGACCCGAACGAGACCACACCTGACAACGCCTCAGAGGAAACAGAAGACCTAGCAATACCAGTCGAACAGGACTTTGAGACAGAAATAGACGAAGAGAACGGCGAGGAAAAAGCCGAAGAAGAGCCCTCGAAGCCTACCGTATTTCTGTATGAGAAAGAGACAATGGAGCCCTTTCCGGAGGGGAACTGGATATGCAATATCCTCTACCCGGAAAAAGAAACACAAGAAGACGCTCTCTCGGATATCGGATACGATACTGTTTTCTTGCGCCTCGGCGCCCCAGGACGCTTTTACGTAGAAGTACGGACCACGTGGGCCCCTGAGGAGATCTATCCTGAATACCTCTGCCTGCTGAACAGCAGCACGCAGAGCCTGGTCACTGGCGAGCCTGACGTGTCGGTCGTGGCGATCTTCTGTAAATCGATACAGGACGCTTTGTCCTTTTTGAATACCGTCTCTCCTATCGTCCAAGCAGAAACCGTTACGGCCTTTTACAATCGAGCAGACGCGGGGATTACTATGAAGCTGCGTTAGGTCGATTCTGAACGGACAGCTCAGGCCCTGCTCTGGGCTGTCCGCTCTTCTACACACGCCTTTGTGCGTAAAATCACGGACCCGCTGGAGCCCCAAATGGAAACACTGCTTTTGAATAGCGAAAACCGCCCCATTTCGAGACCCTTGACTCCCGATGGGCGTGCCTTTAGAGCTAACATGATGGACAAGATGGGAGGCGAGAAGGCGTTTGACAACGCGCTTCGCCCGAATAGCCTGAACGAGTACATCGGTCAGACCAAGCTCAAGGCAAACCTGGCCGATATGATCCAGTCCTCCCGCATCCGGGAGGCGGCAGTGGATCACGTTCTGCTCTCCGGCCCCCCGGGGCTCGGGAAGACCAGCATCGCAGCGGTCATCGCGTACGAGATGAAGACGAAGCTGCACCTCCTCACAGCTCCGGCTTTGTCCGGCGACAAGGGTCTGTCCGTGCTGGCGGCAACCTTCTCTCAAGTCGAGGAAGGGGATGTCGTGTTCATCGACGAGATCCACCGTCTGTCTAAGAAGCTCGAAGAGAGCCTCTACATGACCATGGAGGACAACCAATTCCCCTTCGTCTCTGGTAAGGGAAAGAACGCCTCGCTTAAGCATTTCCCCGTCGCCAAGCATACGCTCGTCGGAGCGACCACCTTGGCGCACGGGCTGACGCCGGCTCTTCGAGACAGGTTCGGGTTTCACGCGAAACTCGATTTCTATGAGACCGCCGAGCTGCAACAGATCATTCAGAGGAGTGCGAAAATTCTGAACGTACACCTCGACAAGGCGGCGTCGCTGGAGGTGGCCAAGCGATCCCGGGGCACGCCCCGGATCGCAAACCAGTTGACCAAGCGTCTGCGAGACTACTCACTCTCGCGCTCGAAGGATCTGACTGCTCCTGTCGTCAAGCAAGCGCTGACGGAGATGGGCGTCGATGACATCGGGCTGAATGATCTCGACCGCAAGGTGATGGAGATCATCCTCAGCAAGTTCGACGGCGGACCGGTGGGGGTAAACACGCTGGCGGCTGCGGTAGGGGAGGCGGAACAAACGATCGTCGATATCGTCGAGCCTTACCTTATCCGCAACGGTTTCCTCGATCGAAGCCCTCGGGGGCGCGTGCTTACGCCACGAGGCGCCAAGCATCTCGCAGTGACTACTCACTGACGTGTTTATTCCCAATAAAGAAGCAACGGCTGCGCGACGCCAGAAAGAAAGTACGCGACTGAACCACGTCGATTGGAAGCCTGCTAGGACGTAAAGAAGATCTTTATTCGTAATAAAATCTTCTGGCCTTTTAGCGGAAGGCATGCCTCCGGGCAGATAAAACCCTAACAAACAAACACGCCTGGGGTGGATTGACTTCTGCCCTGTCCGCTTATACGAGCTTGACCATGAACCAAGCTGCGGATAACAAACTGAAATCAGATCTACAACGAGAGAGGCGAGAAAGCCTTCTCGAAGAATCTCTCCAAGAAAAGTTCCTGGAAGCGTTTGACCTTCTCAGCGCTGAGATCGTCGCTTTCGGGTTCGACGTCGGCGATAACCGCAAGGCGTACACACATGCGTGCCGGAATTTCGCGAAGTGGCTCGGTACCAAGAGGGGCCAAGACTACCTGGCAGATGTGATGCTCTCCCCTGAGGTCGGACTCATGCCTCCCCTGAGGGAGCCAGGTAAGAAAAAGAGCGCCAATGTGGAAAAAGAAAGCGCTAAAAAAAGCGCGAAACGGTCTTCCGCAAAAAAGACACTCCGGTATAGTGCCCAGAAACATGGCCCGGCCTCGAAGAAGACTTCTCGAAAGAAGTCAAAGCCTGCAAAACGCTGAGAGCTGGCGGAACCTCGCCTGTCTGCTGTACGGGCAGTCCCTTTGGACGCCTCTTGTCGATCCCAGAACATCGCCCGGGAGACCTCCTAGCTTGCTGAGCTGGCGCGACTTGGACGAGGTGAGGTGTACCTTGAGCCGAGCCCTTTGGGCCGCCGAGAGTGAGGCCTCCCGGTGGAGGCGTGCCTTTGAAGAAGGTCTCGGTCTCCCTAGCGACCCCGTCAAGCACACCCCTGACTGGTGTCGAAATGCCCTTGTCAATCTACAGAAGTGTGCTATGAGGCCGGCAGATGTCCCCTCGAAAGAGAACTTCTTTGACGCAACACCTCATCTTAGCGACATTGCGTAAGGGGGGCACAATCAAAGAAATAGGTAAAAACAAACATGGCCTCATCGCGTCCAACGGGCGCCTAGAACAAATCGTCACCGACAGCACACTCAAAGCACTCTGTGAGAAAGAAGGCGTTAGGTGGTGCGAGCAGTCCCGATCGTTCGTCCTTCTGCCAAAAAACACACTATGAACTCAAATAAAACAGAAGAAAAACAAACAGAAGCTGAGGCGATTCTACGTAAAATCGATTCCCTAGCTCGACAGATCAAAGAGCTAGGCAACCGCTACAGTCAGATCCAAGAGGAGATCCAAAAAGACGTCTTCACGGTCCTTCAATTGGAGGAGGAAGAAGGACCACGCGGTCCCCACTGATACCGCCCTCGACGGTAAAGCCAGGGTGCAATAGGAGTCTCATTGCTCTGCCATAGGCCTCTCTTAGAGAGCCGGGCTTTGCGCTGAGACTCCTCCCACTCGATTCCTCCTGAGTAGGCGTCGTAGCTCCATGCATACCCCTCATCGACCATCTGACGATTTATCGAGGGGGTCTTCCCTGGAAGATAGATTTCAGCAAGAATGCGCGCGTAACGGTCTCGCTTGAACGCGCGAACTTCGACCTCTTTGCCCATGATCTTATCCACAAGCACTGACCGCGACGCCAGACCAAAGGTCTGGTACTTTTCAGGAGCGTCGATGTACATCAGGCGAACCCGTTCCTTTTTACTATTTCTAATAACCTCCACTGTATCCCCGTCTATCACCACTACGACTTTCGCGGTAAAGACATCCGGAGGGACAGCACAAATCCAAGCTGCTACAAGCGCAGATAGAATCATGGCTATATAATACACAACATCTTTGTAAGTCTTGAAGGTAAAATGTAACCGTAAGCGTAGGTGGCCGAGAGGAAAGGCACAGTAAAACGGACACTGTTGTACGCCTCGAAAGAGGTGGTCAGCGGGTTGCGGATGCACCTAGCAGCGCTGGAGGGCTGAAACGTCCCCAGGTTCGCGCAATGCCACTGCGGGGAAGCGCGTTTACCGTCGACCTGAAAGTCACGCGGGTTCAATTCCCGCCCTACGCATCAATGGCCCCCTTGTCTCAAAATCAGGATGAACACATCTTTGCCACAAAGGTCGACTTCACTGGCTACTTCACCGCAATAAGGAACAAGAAAATATGCACGGTGTCGATCAGAGAGACTGACTATATAATCATCAGTGCTCAAAAAGAAACGCTTCTCAAGCTTTCCCAGTTTTATCAACTTGGATGGGAGGAGACGAACATATTGCCCATACGAGACGGCAAGGTGTTCCTACGGGAGTGCATGAAGCTCAGCCGTGTCGCATTCGATCCCGTGGTCACCGACAAGGGCCTCGTCTCGTTCAACGAGGTGCTGCCTACCCTCCCTCGACCTGCCGGTATCAATTGAATTTGCGGGTATCAAGGGGGCCCGAGGAGATGGGCAGCCCTTCCTGCACGAGCCGGGTAAGCAGAGGCGCTAGGAAGCGGCTGCTCCTCCCTGAATCCCAGAACTGATGCAGCTCCTCATCGGAGATCTTCTCCGAGATCCACTCGTCACAGAGAGACGTCCACAAACGCTCGATCTCCTCTTCCGAGGCTACGTAACGACCTACACAAACAGAGAATGACTTCTTAGGGTGCTGTACTACCAGAGAAACTTTACAATCCGAAGCACTATAACTGAAATAAAGCCAATCGGACTTGTAGCCCATTCTTCTGAATGTATTCCAGAGCCCAAGCGTGTCCGCCAATACGTCGGGGTAATCACTAAGAGGCATCGCTCTTGTTATCCGACACAGGACTGCGCCTGTCTAGCATATCCAGCACAAGAGCCTTGAGATCGAGAAAAACACCGATACGGGAGTCTGACTTCGCTTCGATATCGGGAAGCTCTCGGGCGACGGCTTTCCAAACAGTCCCGTCCGTGCTGATATCTACCGTATAGGAGTTACCTGCGATATCTGCAATCTGTACGAATGTCTCGGGAACATAAGGCCCGACTGTAGCAGCGGGAACTGGGCTTTCTTCAGGAAGAGGTTCCATGTCCGCCTCTAAACGTGCTCCCTGGACTGCGAGCGAAAGCCATAAGAGAATCTCGGATTGAACTTTAGGAGAAGGCCGTTGAGATCCCGAAATCCAATTCCTAACCGTACTAGGTGAAACACCGAACTCCACACAGGCGTTGTGATGATTGAGGAGGTTCAACTCGTCTGCTCTCTGGAGCAGACGATGAAACGCGGCGCCGTCTACGCGGTTCCACTTCTGGATCGCATCGAGTAAAGCGTCCGTCGGAGACAGCATCACAGCGCGTTCGGACGAACGATCCGCTGTATCGTTTGACTTCCACATGGGAAGTCAACCTCTGTCCTGGGTAGGGAAATGTCAATAAGAATGAAGCAAGAGGGTTTGACTAGAAATAGACGAGTTTCGTGACATACAAAAGAACTCCTGCCGAAAACAAGACAACGCCTCCCGCAAAGAAGCGCTGGAGCTTCCGGGCACAAGTAGTTTGATCCAAGGCAATCAGGCAGCGACGCTCGCGAATGCGGCGGTTATAGCGGCGTAGAACGTCCTCCGAGGTTGGATCCAGGGGACGCCCGTAGGCTTCGGTGTTGACTTCGCGGTACGAAGAAAACCGGCTCATTTCGGCGCAAATAACACGAGCCAGGACGGCTGTCAATACAGCCGGGTTTACTTCCTCAGGACTTTGAAGAATCTTTCATATCCTTCAGGAAATCTTCGGGGCGGGAATCGTCTAAAAAGACGGTAGGCCTGAGGACAGCCACAGGCTTTTTGCACTGGGTGAACACCAGGAGTGTCATCCCGAAGTCAAGATGTGCAACGTAAAAAGGATGGCCTTTCTTGTCGGTACGACGTTGTAAAGGCACCCGAAACTGAGAGGGCTTATTAAGAATAGACACACAAAACCTCTAAGACTTGATAAAAACGTGTCAATGCAAATTGGCCGGCCCACGCCCCCGGGTCTTAAGCCCGTACTTGACGAGATCTTCGACAAACGCACTCAAACCGAGAGCCTTTACTGCATCCAGCGCTATAACACGAGCCTCTGACTTCTTATACCCTAGACTCATCAGGGCTTCCATGACCTCTTGAATCGTTTCTTTTGTGAGATCCGACTGATCACGTACGACCTTCTGCGCCTTGCCTCTCAACCGCGCCTTCGGCGTCAGCAAGACCTCCGAACTCGGGCTCAGATCGTGACTCTCGTCGCCAGAATCATGGTCCGTACTGTCCTCTGACGGTTCCTCCTCGTATTCCGAAGGCTCTTCCTCAGACTCCTCGACTTGAACCTGCCGGCGATTAGAATCGGCCTGGCGAACACGGCTCTTAGCGGGTCGAACAGGAGCCTTTTTCTCCTCCAGCTCTGTCCTCAGATTGAACTTTTCCGGGACCGGATTCTGGTACGCATCGACCATGGCTTCCGCTATTGATTTCAGCAACGACCACATGCTCTGAGGGTAAGGCACGCCTAAGAGACGAGTCAACCTGGGACCAAGTCACACCTTGGGCTCGGTCTTCCACGATCGATAATGGAGCAGCGCATTTATCGTCGTCGCGTGTACTCCTAAGACCCGACCCAGCTCACGTTGTGTGCGTTGTCCAGTCTCGTATTGAGTCCGCGCCCACTTCACCAGTTCCCAATTGAGAACCGCACGTCCATGGGATTCGCCCTTGGAACGACCCTTAGCGCCGATCTCTCGTGCCCGTCGCACCTACCGTGCCGCCTTTTCCCCCAAAGCAAGTCCCGCTGCCACAACCGAGGCACCCAGCAAAAACCCACAAAAGCCCCCGATTGCGAGGCTGTGCCTCTCGACCCAAGACCGCTCCGCTCTCTCTTCTGCCGCCTTTTTTGCCTCGGTCAGATCTAAGAGCATCCTCTCGTACGCCTCGCGATGCAGAGCCATTAAACTCCGATCGGTCTCCGCTCTCGCACGAAGCTCGACATAACGAAGCCGCACCAAACCGTCTCTCCAAGCCCTCTCTTCCGATAAGAGCATGCCTGAGTCCGGTGCGGGCTCCCCTTGTTCTAGGGGCTCGACCCAGTCTCCTGAGGTCAACTCCAAAGGGACAGGTTCAATAAGCGCATTTGGAGGCAACTCCTCTTTCTCGAAATGCTTCGTATTCGCAATAAAGGCATTCGAGCTGAAAGGCTGGACTGCCTGCGCGGGGTTAACACAGGCAATCCAGCAGTGCGCGAACATAGGAACAAACAGGTAAGAAGAGAACGTGCGCATAGAAAAAACAGATACTTTAGGGATGATGTAACTTGCGAAGAATGAGGGCCAAGCGAGCGCGTTTCGCTTTCTTTGTAGAGCCTTTTGAAGCGCTCTTCAGCTTCTTGACCGGGATTTTCTTCCCTTGAGGCACCTTGAGGCTCTTATGAAGGGCCCCCGGCTTCTTGATCGCATGCACTATCCAGTTTTCCGACTTCTCGGCCAAAGAAAGCACAATATCTCTGGCTTTTGCAGCCTGGTCCGGATAAGAAATCAGCCGGTGAATCGACTCTTCCGCGCCGTTCATACGCGCGCGTAAAGCCGCCTCACGAACTTGCTCCTCGTCAAGGAATGCCCCCTGAAGGCTATTTGCAATACGGTCTTGATCGCTCTCTGAGAGGCGCATCATATCCTTAAAGTCGACATCGACCATCTCACCAAGCGCCGCAAGATAGGCCGCCCAATCAAGATCTTCTTGCGAAAGAAGAGACTCCTCCTGAATACCCGACAAGCGTCTCACATCGCTGAACGCAGGGAGCCACCCCGCTTCATGCAATTCTTGCTGATCCGAGGTCAGGCCAAAACTCTCCTCTTGTGGCTCAAATGCTTTCTTGATCTTTTTCTTCGCAAGATCTACAGCAACATCTTTCGCTTTATCCTTGGCGGCAGAAATAACACCATGCACCGCTTTACCGCCCAGCCGCAATGCGCCCCTGCCCACAGCAGCCGCACCCCGTGCAACAGCCGCTCCTCCTCGAAGAAGCGCGGCACCTGCCATACGAGCCCCTGTAGCCAGCGCAGGAAGAATCGCCTGGACAAACTCCGAAACCTCTTCAGGTTCCTGAATCTGAGCGACCTCCCAACCAGCAAGAGCACTTTCCATACGAGGATGAGCAGAAGACGTCAGTGCTTTTTGAGAAGCACCTGAACCTTTCTTTCTCAAACCTTCCGCGAGAGCTTTAATTCTCGCAGAAGACGACGTAGGCAGTAGCTTCTCGTCGGGAGCAGTCTCGTTCTCAGCGACGATTTGGGTAGCGCGTCGAACCTCATGAAGGTTCAATCGGCTTTCAGTTAACCAACTCATAAGGTTCGCTCCCTAAATGTCACTTCACTCGCTTCGGGCTGCGAGCATACGGCGCGGAAGAATGCTTGGGGACTTTTGCACTCTTGTGTCCCGGCATTCCCGAATGTGCAGGAGCCGCATGCGAGAGCGCTTTCCCTGCCCGATTCGTCGGAGTCCACGGATGCTTTCCCTTCAAGCCCGCGCGTCCGTACTTGGGATGCGCCATGACCTTATAGGACATTTCTCCGAGTGCCTGCTGAAGATCTCCCTCTTCCGCCACGAGGAGATCTTCGACGTCCACACCGAGAACCTGAGCGACGCCTTCGAGCTGCTCATCGGAAAAAGCCTCGACGGTAGTCTCTTCAGACTCTGTCTGCTCTGAAGGGACACCGCCGTTAAGCTCCTCAATGACTGCACGAAGACGGGTAGAAATAACAGACCATTCCATATTATCAATCTCCTCATGTCGAAGAATTCGAACACCACGACGACGAGCCCATAACTGTTCTTCAGGAGAGGGCTTGCGCCTGCCTGCTTGATTCGTATTAGTCTGCTTTGCGCTGAGAGAGGCCTTCACCTGCTCGCGCTTCGCAGCGACCGGTGCAGGGGGCTTACCAGGCTGCACTCTGGTTTTAGCCGAAGCTTTACGTGCTTGCTCCTTTGCTACCCATTCCTTATGCCTCTCGCCTGCCTGTTTCTGCCTTGCCTTCAATCTTTGCAAAGCAGCTTGAGAAGCTTGCTTGGATTTAAGCCGCCGAGCTGCGTCCTCCCCTGAAGCAGGCTTTTCAGACGACTGTTTCTGCTGCGCAAGTTTTCCCTTCACAGCTCCACGAACAGCTTCTATGTTCTTGCGAGTACCCTCCAAGGAGGATCGATCCGCTGAACGCGTTTTAGACAACGAAGTCTTCGAAACTGTACCAGCTACAGTCTTACCCGGTTTTGACAAAGATGTCTTTGACAAGGTGTCTGTAACGGTCTTATGCCTCGGGAGATGCAACGAGGTCTTCGAAACCGTATCGGCTACAGTCTTAGCCGGCATCGAAGAAGGTCGGGCTCCCGACGTAGCATCCGGTTTTGGCGTTGTACCCGTCTTCTTGCCCTTCAAAAACGACGAAATAGCCCGCTTAATGGCGGAAGCACCTTTTCTGGGGGCCCGCCCAGACGGCCGTGGAGCGCTCTCCCCTGACTTAGATCTGATCAGGCTAGGCGCCATCCTCTCCATTTTCCGGATAACTTTACGGCGCTGCTTCTCTTTACCTTCAGGACTGTCCAGCCAATTAGAGGCTAAACGGCCTGCCGCTTCCCTGTGCTTCTGCGCAAGCTTATGCTCCCCTTGCTTAGCAAGAAACTTGGCCTTCTTAACGTGAAACCCGAGTTCGGTCTTAGGCAGCTTTTCACGCGGCAACGGCTTTCTTTCTTTCTTGCCAGAAAGCTTCCGCTTCAGAGCACCCGCAAACGACTTCAGCTTCGCCCCGGCCTTCGAAAGAAGACCCTCGTCCAAAGACGACAAATAAGCCTCGATGAAGAAGTCAAGATCTTCTTCATCGGAAGCACTAACATCGCTCTCGGTTAAACCGTACGTGCTGTCCAAAAAAACAAGAAAGGCCTCTTCGCTAAGAGGATCCCCGGGCACAAGAAGAGAGTCGTTCATATCCGTAATAAGACTATGTAATGCCGAGTTCATCACGGCCCCCTTGAAGAAGAAGACACCGAAGGCTTCGTCAGAAGTCGCTTAGGCTTCTTTGGTGTAACCAAAGTTTTTGTCGGATTGACCTGTGTCTTCGCCGCAGTCGAAGATGTCGTCGTAGGGGAAGCTGAAGCGTTGTTCTTCTTCCGAACAGCATATGCCTTCGCCGCCAATTTCGAAGGATCAATATCTGTCTTTACCTTCGGTTTCGACTGCTGCTGTGCGGCCAGGTGCCGTGCTGCTAACTCTCCTGGGGCATTAGCCGCACGATGGGCCTTATATTTACCCCAAGCTGCCTTAGCGCCTGCTTTGAGGGCCTGCTTGGCTTTCTCACCCACAGTAAAATCGCCCCGAGCCTGGCGGGCCTTCTGCATTTCATCTGCCGAAGACTTTGCTGTCGAAATCTGATCCCGCAGAGCCTCGATATCCTGCCTACGCTTCTGCTTATTCACTTGGCCTTGTAAATACTTCTTGTGCGCCCACCCTGCGACTTTTTTAGCCGCAAGCGCCCCGCCAAGAACAGCAAGCGTTCCGAGGATCTCGTCCAGTTGCTTCTGCTGCCCTGCATCGCTCATCCGCTGAGCAGCATCGAAAGTCTCCTCAGCAGTCAGACCAAGCTTAGCAGTATGAGCCAAAAGCTCGTCGAGCGCCCCGTCGCTACAATCTTCCAATGCAGGAGGGACCTCTGGTAAAGAAGACTCGTCCATCTCCTTCGTCGCCGCCTTATCGAGCTTGCGCCGCTCTCGTGAGGTCACCTTTTTCGCAAACCGCCTGCCCCCCAAAGAAGTATGCTTCTTGGAGAGGTTGTACATACTGGACTTGGCAAGCCCTGTATGCTTCGCAATGCGGTCCGTGTTCCCGCCCGAAGCTTCAGGCAGATCGTCCGCATGGGCTACTTGCTGCGGCTCGATCAGCTCCGGACGGTTTTCCATGCGAAGTAAAATAGACTCAAACTCAAGCAAATAATCTTTCATAAGGTCTCTCCTGGAAAGCTACTCGCGCACCAGTCGACGGGCCTTGGCTACCAGCTTTCTGAGCGAAGAACTCTCCTCAAGCACTTTCCGGCGCATTCTTACGAATTCAAAAAGGCTGTCAAGCCGGGTCGGATCAAGCTTGCCCCGATGAACTGCGAGACGCACGGCTCCTTCGGACATCTCCAGAAGATGAGAGAGATCTCCGTAGGTATATTCGACAGTAAACCGCTTGGGGCCTCGTTCGGCATGACGCCCGAGCGAGGCGCGCGGATTCTCACCAGGCTTCAAAGCCACGACTACAGTTGTTACAGCCCTAGGAGAACCGTGTCAAGGGGAGGCAGAGGGAAAGCGAGGGGTGCTGCCTAGCTACTTACACTTGGAGTAGCCGCACGATGTGCAACGCACGCAGCCCTCCTGATAAACCAGCTCTGCTGCGCCACAGAGCTTACAGCCTTTCTCGCTCGCCGACCGGACCCCATCGATAATATAGTCTTTGAGGACCCTGGCCAGGCTCTTGGCGAGCGTATGGAACTCCGAGGAACGCTCTTTCAGAAGCTGTTCGACAATGTAATGGACGGGGACTCCGTGGCGAAGCGCAGTCGACGTCACCCGCGTAAAGGCAGAGTGGGTCGGATGATCGAGGGTCGCCACAATGTCCTTGACCACGATCTTGCCTACATGGAGATCGTAACTGGAAGACGCCTTCTTGTTTTTGACAACAAGACCCTTCGGTAAATCTCTAGGAATATCAAGAAGGGAAGAAGACAAGCCGCCGAAAACCTCGTAGGGGCGGTTCTCTAAAAGGCCGACAATAAAGACCCACTCGGTGTTGCAATCATTCTCCCGTGTGTGAGTGAACTTGATATCGCAAGCCAGGAACGGAGGGCGCTTAGGCGCCTCGTGCTCTTCGAGACGTTGCGGCCGGGATCCTTTTTTGTTTTTCTGCGCTTCCGAAGCGTCCAACAAAACTCCCGAACGAGACCCCTCTCGATAAATCGTGAAGCCCTTGCATCCTGCCTGCCACGCTCGGAAATAGACATTGCTGACCAGCTCTCGTGTCGCTTCCTTTGGAAGGTTCGCCGTCTTGCTGATGGAATGGGAAATCCAGCGCTGAGCCGCTGCCTGAATATCTACAGAAGCCATCCAGTCGACATCGCGAGAGGTCGCCTTCCAATAAGGGCTTTCTTCGACGTCTTTCTTTCCGGTCACCTCCATCCACTTCTCAAAGCCAGGATGATAGACCGTGTATTCCTGCCATTTATCTCCAATTTCATCCACGAAGTCGACTCTGACGTTCGGGTTGTCTCCCCGGACTTTCCGTCTCCGTGTGTGTTTCAAGAGATAAACAGGCTCAATTCCAGAGGTCGTACGGGTAAGCGTCGATACCGATCCTACAGGAGCCGTTGTCGTCGTCGCGATATTCCGTCTTCCATAGAGACGCCACAGAGCATAGACATCAGGCGAGGCATGGAAAATTCGATTAAGGTACGGATTATCCTGCTCGCGATCATGACGAAAGACGGGGAAGGCCCCTCTCTCCTTTGCGAGAAGGCAACTCTGCATCTCTACAGCGCATCCTAGAGCCCCGTAGATGGCCTCGGTCATCTCAATCGACTCTGGAGAGCCGTATCGAAGATTCAAGGCCGCCAGGGTGTCTCCGAGCGCTGTGACCCCTAGCCCCGTACGTCGACCCCGCTCATTCGCCGCACGCACCTTGTGCCAGAGGCTCAGCTCGATAGCCTTGATCTCCTCGGACTCTGCATCCGATTCTACCTTGGCAATAATTCGATCGAGCTTCTCCAGCTCCAGATCGACAAGATCGTCCATGAGCCGCTGAGCTTTCTGGGCATGCTCCTTAAACAACTCGAAATCGAAATAGGCGTCGGGCTCGAACGCCCTCTCCACATACGAGATTGTATTCAACACCATCAAACGGCATGCATCGTAAGGAGAGAGCGGGATCTCTGCACAATTAGATACGAGTACGCCCCCTGTCCAATACGTGTGCTCTTCGCAATCCACGGTGAGGTCGAAGACCTCATGGACCCCGCACACTTCCGTCGAAAGAATCGGAAGTGTTTCCTGATCCCGGAAGCGCTCGCTGATCCAGTTAAGCGAAGCGATACGATCGACCGCTGCCTGACGATCTTTCTGAATAAACCCGATCAGATCACGGAAGCGAGCGCAATCTTCTCCGATGGACAGCTCGTGGCCGTCCACACTCTCATAGACATTCCCCTGCTCGTCGGTAAACAGCCGCGTCTGCTGCAATGAATAGACAGAATTAATCCCCAAGGTCGAAAGGAGGTGCTGGACAGAGAAGATCAGCTCGGAGCTAGTGCTGCGGAGAAACACGCGCGAACGCTTTGGCGATTCGTAGACACGTCCCAAGGTGGAGAAGAGCCCTCGAAGAAAGCCGCGTGTCTGCTCCTCAGAGCCCACCATGTACTCTGAGGGAACAGGACGCAGCTCTGGGACTGTCCTGACCGCCTTCTGAACCGAAGCAGACAAATCACAAGGCCTCAATCGCCAAAAAAACTCATTCCCTCGTAGCTTCTCATCCACAAAGGACCGCACGGTCCGATCTTTGAAGAGATCTTCCAAATCATTGGCACCTACGAATAAAGCATCGCACAAAGCACGCGTGTCGAAAAAACCCGCGCCGACCAAGAGACCGTCCCTGAGAGCAGCAGGATCGACTTCTTTTTCGGCATCGATCTTTTCCTTGGGGGAATAGGCATTATCAATAGAGGTCGCATAGCGCACCTCGACCTTCTCCCGTGCCTGAACGACGCGATGCTCTTCCGTGCCGTAGAAAACTCCTGCGGCAGTCCGGTAACCGAAGACAGGCTTAAGCCCTGTGCTCCATTTATTCAGGACGCGCGTCCATTTCTTGCCCGACCAGATCACATCGCCTATCTGAAGCTGCCCTATCGACTTCAGCCCTTTGGGCGTGAGCACAAGAGCCCAGGCCGGCTGACAAGGATTGGTAGAATGCGACTTGAATCCTTCCTCCTCATAGCAATCAGAAGGGGTCTCGCGCCGAATCGTATCCCAGAATAAAAGCCCCGGCTCCGCGCTATCCCAAGCAGCATCGATAATCTTGTCCCAGATCTCTCTTGCCCGCACCGTACGAACAATCTTCGGATCCGGAACATCTATCGGCCACTGAAGCTGGAAATCCTGATCGTCCTGAACCGCTCTCATGAAGTCATCGGTAATCCGGATCGAGAGATTCGCTCCTGTGACCTTTTTACGATCTCGCTTGATATCGACGAAGGTCAGAATCTCGGGATGCTTAATATGAATCGAAAGCATCAACGCGCCACGACGACCTCCCTGAGCGACCTCACGGCAGGTATTAGAGAATCGCTCCATGAAAATACTAATGCCGTCTGTCGTGCGCGCCGCGTTTGCCGTCTTCATGCCCTTCGGACGGATACTGGAGATATCGAAACCGACACCCCCACGACGCTTCATAATCTGCGCTTGTTCTTGATCTGTGAAAAGGATACCAGAGTAGCTGTCTGTCGGCGTAGGGAGAACGTAGCAATTACTAGCGCTCTCGTAGGTGTAGTTGTTCCCGATCGCGTGCATGGGAGATCCCTGGGCGACGACATATCGGAACGAATCCATGAGGCTAAATATCTCGTCCTCCGAAAGACCATTGGGGTATTTTGCCTCGATACGAGCAAACTCTCTGGCAAGCCTCCGGTGCATGTCCTGTGGCGTCAGCTCGACAAACCGCCCCTCCTGATCTTGTAGCGCGTATTTGTCGGTGAAAACATCGGCTGCTAACTGATCTCCATGAAAATAAGCGAGAGACGCCTCATAGACCTCTTGGCGAGTGTAATAAGAATCTCTTGCTTTTGCAGGCTCTGGAAAGGAAGGGAAAGAAATAGCCGAAACCACAGAGAGACCTCCTGGTTGGTGAGGGGACATTGGGTCGATTATTACAAGACACGTCAGGAAACCAGAAGCCAGAAGGCTTGTAATTTCTAGACGTAGTCATGAGAGCGGTGGGGGCCCAGAGACGTAGCGCCTGAGCCCAGGAGATCTGGTGTCGCTCTACTCGGCTCTCGTGTCAAGATCCGGATGATCCTTTAGCAGAAGATGTGAAGTAAGCGCAAAAAAGCACGCTTCCTCGCCGTATCTTCAAGGGTCTAAGGCTTATTTAGAGGGAATGGTACAAGCCTTAATTACTGTAAAAATGAATATCAGATCAAGCGTGCTTCGAGCATTCCTGGACCAGTTCATGCACCAGCTCACGAACCTCGCAAGCTGCCGTCGAAAGCCGCTTGCTGTCAAGCGATACTTCGCAAATTAGTCGAATAAAAAGCTCGACATACTTGTCTGCCCACACTGGGACAGTGGACTCTTCCTCGGTCATGACCCTGAGCACCTTCGGCGAACTAGCCAAGAATCGTAGATGAGCTTCAGCACTTGGTTTAGTTCCCCTGCTGTTAGAATACGACGATACCGTCCGGAGAGCCTAATCGTCGGCTTACCCTGTGTGGATATCTCCACGGTCCCTGTAACTAGACGATGGAGTCCGTGACTGTGTTTTAGTACTATTGTAATTCGGTCGGTCATTTAGAGCTTCCCGTATAGCTCAAGATAACGAAGGCGCATAGTAAAAAATAACTCTTGAGCTGTCTTTTTGTTCTCGGATTTACGCGACGGGCTCTGGCTAACCACTCTAGGAAGAAAATTATAGACGTACTCGTAGAACAACGAAGAACGTCCTGCGGACTTAAAATCGCCTTGCCCCCGTGCAAGGCCATTCTGCCTAAGAGAGTCCCCTCTGCGCAACTGCCTCACGACAATAACATACTGCGTTGGACGAAACGAGAACAAATTACGTACATCCAAGGTGCTATTGATCCTATGAAGCTCACCCTCATGTAAAACACGACCGGTAGGATGGTAGCATCCAGTACAGTAGCCTGTGTAATCTACGACTTCAATCGTAAAATCCATCAGCTTATTGTAATAAGCTGGAAAACGAACTTTCATCTCGTCTGCGATAATATCCAGCGCTTCCTCTAGGCCCAGCCAAGGATCGACTGCTCCGTGGCTGTACGAAATCTTCACGGAGCGGTAATAATACGAACGCTTGCAGGGGCGAGGGCTCTCTGGAATACAGAAATTAGCGATGATGACGGCGCAAAGGAGAATTCCGATCACAAGGTCGAAGGGAATCATCCGTGCGCTCTCTTACAATCTCAGAGGCGCCCTGGGGCCTGCATTGGGATTGAGAAACCTAGAAACTTCGACGTCAGGATCCACGACCAAGGCGACCTCGATTTCTCGTAGCCACCCCACAAAGGTGCCGTCTTGTAGACCCTTCCAACGCGAAAGATACAACCGTTGGAAACAGATATGATCCCCTGGCTGAAGAACCGACCGAGGCCCTGCTGCAAGAACAATTGCTCTCATGAGTCGTAAATGAAGAGGCCCGTCGTAGAAATTCTGATCGCTTGGCGCAAACCAGATCCCGCCCTCGGTCTGTTGACTTGGTTTGACTGTCCGAAGAAAGACCAGGTCACGCAAAGGGCGCACTCGGGTTCCCAGCTCCTGCCAGGTCTCTTCCACAAAATCCGTCATACTACCTCACATAAAAAACAAGGAGATGAAAATGCGACGGGACCGTGTGGTCCTCATCGACCGGGTATGAACTGACGGAGATTCATCTTTGGAAAGCCGGACTTTGTCAAGCTCCCCAATAACCTCTCGCAAGATCCTGAACTGCTCGGTTTTAGCTGGATCTCCCTCATGAAGATCCGGGTGAAGCTCTTTCGCCAACGAACGAAATTTTAGTTTGGCTTTTCGCTTCAGCGCTTGTAAGAGCTTCACAGCTTCGTCATAAGACGAGGCCTGAGTCAGCTTCTCAATATCGCCTCGCGTAACGCCTAGCGAAGTCAAGCCTGCTATAAGCTGGGATTCAGTGAGCGTCACTTGAGCGACCTCAGGAAATCAGCAAGAGCCTTCCGTCGCTCAGGACCATCACTGATACGACCAATCCTGTCAAGAATCTCTTTCTGACCCTGAGCCTTGACCCTGACCTCGACCTTTTTTAAGAGCGCCGCTTCTGTCGCTGTATCGAGTTTCTCCTGGATCACATTAGGAACTTGGATTGTCGAAGGTATGTCGCCCTTGGCTGCTCGGGTCCTCCCTAGAAATCGAACAATAATAAACAAGACGACGCTGGCCGCCGCGACAATAGCCCACCAAAACCGGCGAGCTTCTGCCAGAAAAATACTCATAGACCATCCCCGTTCGTCGATGTCCCTGACGCCAACTTCTGCACTCGGGCTACTGCGGGGTCTTCGCCGTCGAAATTTTGGAGAAGTACGTCTGCGACAGCTCTACCAATCTGTTTCTGCTTCCCGACTTCCCCTGATACTGCCGTTACGCGATCGGATGTAGAATTAACACGAACAGCCAAGTAGACAATGACAACTGACATCCCAAACAATAAAGCGACAAATATGCCGACGATTCGACGAAACAGCCGGATATCCCTCTGAGCGATAATCAAGAGATCTAAGAGCTGCTGAATCGGGCCGTCCAGTCGGCCGAAGGCTTCGATGAGACGTTCTACAGTTTCTTCATCGCGACGTGGGTTTTCGTCCATGGGCCCCTCTCTTGCTTAATCGCCTGAACCTCGATACTGATCTCGGAAAACTTGTCCTGAAGCACATCTAAGCTCTTAGACGTCCTGTCGAGCAGATCAAGCGTGCTCGACAGCGCTTCCTCTTGCTCTTTGGCCGCAGCTCGCCGAAGCTGCGTAGCGGGAAAAAGGCTATTGACCTTTTCGCGAAGACGCTTCAAGCAACGCATCACGAACCTCCCACAGGTTGTCTTTGATCTCTTTGAGCAGATCTCTCTGAGCTTCCACGCTCATTAACTGAGAATGGATGACTTGATTCCATTTGTCGTTCAGCTCTAAGAGCTTCTGCGTAACGGCTTGAGCGTCGTAAGTTCGCTTGGCCTCTACTTCGCGAAGATCTCTATGGAGTTTCCAGGTATATAGCGCCAGTGCTGCGAGGACGGGGCCAAGGATACCGAGCTGGAGAAGTCCTTTAATGACATCCGCGTCTGCATCCATCCATAGGAGTCTACCACGCTTCCACGCGGTAAGTCGTCACTCCACGGAGAGCGATCCCGGACTCGTAACGGTAGGTCAATATGACCTCTGAGCTGACAGCTACGACGCCATGAACATTCACACCGTCGAAACTGTACTCGATAACATTAGCACCGCCCGTATTCACAATACGAATGTTGTGAGAGAAATGCGCTCCCAGCGTAGCACCCTCATGTTCACCAAGGCCCATAGGGGATCCGCTGGCGACCAGAGTTCCAACAGCAGTGGAGACTGTTGTCTGACCATGAGTGATATAAGGCGTAGGATAAACCGGCATCCCTCCGCCAAAAAAGAGATTCACTCGCGGCTCTGGTAACTCAAGAGAGGTCGCTCCCGTGCCATTCGCCGTAGCGCCCACTCCTGCCAAAGCATTGATCGCAGCAGCTACTAGAGTCGCTGTATTTGCCGCCGCGACAGGGTTATTCGAGCCGTCAATTGCAAGCGACACGATGATGTGCAGCCCTGTAGAGTCGAACGCAGCCGAAAGAGGCAGCGCTCCTCCAGACGTAGGAACACGAACCTCGATAGAGTAATTGTTGCCCGCAGGACCGGCCGAGTCCGCTGTAACAATTATCTGACCATTGACATCGGTTTTCGAGCCAATAATCGCCAACGCCCTATTTGCATTTCTGAACAAAAGAGCCGTGTCGTAGAAATTAGCTGTCGAGGTTCCTGTAGCATAAAAACGTAAGGACCGACGCCCCGACGCGGGACGAGGAGGCCACCCCAGCGGAAAAGCCATCTATTACTCCTGCTTCGTTTTCGGAAAGACCGGCTCGTACTGACCGGGACTGATAACGGCCATGGTCTCAATCCGAGGATCGTCTCCAAGGACAGTTTGGCCTATGATTTTATGAAGAAACATCGACAGGGCTGCCGTCCAAATCGACGCTATAGCCAAGGTCCCGAGTTGACGATTGGGCAACACCACTGCCCCCGGCAAAAGCACCAGAGACGCCGCTGCAATGAGGGGGTAAAAAGGCAAAAACCTAACGACCCACTCGTTGTTCAGCACCACTTTCCCGAATGCCGTCGACCCGAGAATTTTCGGAACGAAATAAATCGCACCTGCCGCTAAGAACAGGTCGGTCTGAATGAGGTAATTGTAGACGCGATCCGTCGCCACGTCCGCAAGACTCACCGACATATCGGAAGATGTGCTCGATGCGACAAGAGACAACAGCGAAAGATCCATGTCGACTCCTTTTCCCTAGTCTTCTGTCAGAAGACGGGGACCTCTGGTCTGATTATCTTCTGTTTTACGTAACACAGAATCGAAAGCCGCGCTGATGACCTGACCGACTGTCATATTCTGACGGGATGCGTAGTCAGAAATCGCCCGATAGGTCGGCTCAGGGATCCCGATCATCACGACATTGGGAAGCCGATCTGCTTCGCTCTGGGAGACTGTAAAAGAATTATCAGGAATAGACTTCACAAAAACCTCGTTCTTTAGGTCTTTTCCGCAGGAACCAAAGGAGGGAGCTTGTAGCCCCAAGAAGTAGTATTATTGCCTTTGACAAACGCATCCATCGCTTGATTGCGCCCGGGGAACCGAACATTTCCTCCGTATTGAGCGATCTGAACAAAGCTAAGCTGAACCGTCGCAGTTCTAGGAACACCGTTTGCGAAAAAGGACTCGTACGTCGCGTCGCATTGAGTCATAATAACTCTGACAATGTCGCCCGACGAACCGCCTGTCGTCCCGTCCTCTGCCCCTCCGATCAATCCAAGCCGGAGACCTGGAACAAAAAGACCCAGGCGCGCAGGTGGTGTAACAAAGGCCTCGCCTGTGCTGGGATCCTTATAGGTCGGCAGAACATATCGACGTAACCAAACAACCGCTGCACGGATATCGACCACACGATGTTCCATGCCAAGCTTTTTCATTCGGTCGAACGGCGCCTTTTCCAGCGAGTCTCTATTAAAAAGAAGATCGCTTGAGAAAAAAGCACTGAACGAGATGAGGCGTTCGCCTCCAGAGATCCACTGGTAAATTGGAAGAGAGGCCCCTGGGACCGTCGTGCCTGCGTAGTTTACAGCTTTATTATCCTGAATCGTCTCAGGGAAATACTGGAATCTAAAGTGAGTCGTGCTATCGACATTACCGTCAGGTGTCAGCTCAAACAGAGAGGCAGACGTCTTCTGCGCTAATGCAGCACTGCTCAATTTGTCCATCAGGCTACTGAGTCCTGCCACAACGCCTCCTCTCTGGGACGAGATTTACGCCTAAAAGAATTCAGGCTCGATTGGCTTTTTCCCTGGCGGCGTATTTGCCCCCAGGATACTTCCCCAGGTGACGCCGCTTGACCTTCAGCCAGCGCTTGTAAGCCTGATTATAGTGCTTCTTGTAGCCGACCTTGATTGTGATAGGATTGACCTCGCCTTTGCGGCCTCTGCACATTTGCTTATAGGCAGAGATCTTTCGACAATCCCAATAATTCGTACGCCCGACAGTCCTCGTGCTCCTGGGCGCTTGTGAATCGCTCTTTGGAGCGCTCTTCTTGCCAGTCGTGCCCTTATGCGCAACTGCGGACTTAGGTGCTTCCTGTTTGCCTCCTGACGAGCGCTCTCTTGCCACAGCAGACTTGAGCGCGACTGCTGACTTATGAGGAGAGCCCTTCGACGAACTCGCCACGGTCGCTTTATGTGCGACCGCAGATTTCCCAGCAGGCACTGTACCTTTGTGGACAATGGCGGACTTCTTTGCCGACACATCGGGCGCACGTCCAGAAGACGCTTCGTCGAGAGCCTCGGCGATCAACTGATCGAAGGCCGCCATCTCCGACTCGTTCTTACGGCTACCCTTCTCGGAATCGATCCTTCCGCCCCGCCATGGGCTGGTCCTATTCCGAAGAAGCGGGGTTCGGGTCGGGCCCATGCCCCGAAGGCGTTTCATGGGGCTCTTGACCTTATTATTAGACCCTGCCCAATAATGCAGGCGGTACTTGGACCGATGGGTCTCTCGGGTGCCGCTGTCGCTTCCTCGGGGAGCCCGGCGCTTTTCGGAAGGAGGAGCCTTCTTCTCGGACTTCCCCTTCTTGCCTTTGCTCTTTTTGCCTTTAGCGACTTTTCCAGGCATCTCCTTGTTGGGACGCCGTAAGCGCTGGGCCTGAGCAGCCTTCAGCCCCTGCCCCTGCATGCGAGCCCGTGCCTTGTACTGACGAGTTGCTTCGTCCAGCACCTCATCGAGCCCCGCCAACTCTGAGGCGATGTCTTCCCAAGCCATGACTAACCCCTTTTCGCAGCAACCCAGCGCTTATACTCGCGGTTATAGCGAGCCTTGTAGTCAGGGTCGATATGAATCTTTAAGGTGCGCCCCTTAGTCTCCGGCGCAATGCCCTTACAGACGTAGTTATAGTTAGAACCACTGCATTTCCAGCGTTGCTTGCGGGCCATCGTATCGCCTCGGGGACCTGGCCCAAGGCGCTTCTTGTTCGAGAAGGGGTTATGCTCGCTAGACTTTTTCTTCTTTGAGGAGGTCTCTTCTGCCAGAAGAGACTCGATCTCGCGGATACAGGACCGTACGGTCTCATGGACGGAGTTGGGGCGTTCAATGAACGTACCCAAACGCGCCCATCCACGATCAAGGGTCAGAATCTCCAATCCAAATCGAATTGAGGGATCCTCAAAAGATAAAGACTCTTCCCTGATCGCAGTCGTTCCCTCAAGATCCCACCCTACACGAATAGAATCAGAACTAAAATCGAGAATACGTCCCCGATTTCCTTGCTGGTCTCGAATACACGCGCCCTTGAGGTACGACTCAAGCATAAAACCTCACATCGCAACCGTCGAAGGAAGCTCTTCGACGTTCGCGTCCCATATGACCGCCTCTACTTGATAAATATCGACCAAGCGATCAGCGACAGAGGCGTCTTTTTTAAGAAGCCAGTCAATTCGACCTGTTCTGTTAGGATTGACGAGAAGAAAATTGACAATCTCTTTGGTCTCTTTACTGCGAATAAGGCCAATAAAGGCGCCCTGCTGAACACGCTTCAAAATAGCCCGAGACTGATCGCTTTTCGATGTAGAAAACCGGGTACAGAGATCGTCCCAGGAACAAGAGACAGGAGGGTCCCTCGTAGGAACGATCCTGTCCGCGAGCAAACGACAATGCTGTATAACAAAAGAAGCCATGGTAAAAAAGGCGAACGCCCCTCATCGGAGCGTTCGCTCCTCGAACTTAGATGAGATCGATGAAGAGTTCTTCGTTGTCTGTCCGGTTGGCCTCGGCAGCAACCGCGAGCGTCACTTTGCCCGCCGCCACGAGCCCGTTCCACTGATCCTTCGGCTCGAAGGGCACCCAAGGGACCGACTTGTAGCGCCAATCGGAAGGGTGCATGGGGAGCTGCTTCGTACCCGCCGCAGCGAGCGCCCCAATGTGACCAAAGGGGTAAGGAAGCGGGTACTTCCGGGCACCGCCCGTAGCCCCCGAACCTCCATCATGGACATCGAGATCATTCATCGTCGCACCAGACGTATTTGTCACTGTAACAAGCACGGTATTTCCTCCTAGGAAGGCTAGACCGAATAGGCTTCGGCAGCATCCAGCCTAATGGTAAAACGCCTTCGAGTCAAGCTGACGTAACAGTTGTAGTCCCTACGGCATATCTGCATTAAGGACATTTAATCGCCGACTAAACCGACAATCACATCCATGTCGACGCTGCCCATGTTGCTCGCATAAAGCGCAGTCAGTCCTGTGGTGCTGATCAGAAGATGGCCTTCCTTCGTTCCGGAAAGCGGAATAATCCGTAACTGCTCCCCGACCACTGTATTAAAGCGGATCCGAATTTCTACAGGAGTCATCGTAGGATCTTTGGAGCTGGTTCGGATAAGCAGAAATTTCGCATCAGCAACCGAGGCCATATCAAGAGGGATATCGACAGCACCTCCCGGCACCACGTTTTTTCGAATCCCTCCCTCGTTCGACCCGTCAGTCACAACCTCGTACCGAACATTCGCGAGATCTTTTTCTTCAGCAGAAGTTGAAGAAGCAGCATAGGAAATGTTGTAACGCGCACGCACTGCCATAAAATACCTCCTACCCTAAGGAGCAGTGTTATAGCTCCACGGTAACGTAGCTATATGAAAGCACGATGTTGTTAACCCGTATTTCAGCACCACCGCTCCCAGTAAGCTGAAGGTAATATGCGTACAATGAGTTATCTACCACATTATTCTGATCAAAAGTAATAGTCGTGGTGGTAAAGGTAAGAATACTGCCTGTGTCAGTCAGCGACGGCACAGAAGAAGCCAACAAGCTGGGGCTAGAAATTGTACGATTTTCTCTGACAGGCTGGATTCCGGACGAGCCGCCTCCAGTTGTATATCCGTACGATATGTTTGCAGAAAGAAGAGTTGCCCCATCCGGCGCGTGTAACGGATATACCCAGTTCCACGGGTTTCCTCCGAGATCGCTGCGTACATGAACAATACTCGGAACAAAATTGGCAGTAGTCGCAATATCGACAGCCTCGTTGCCACTGATAGCAGAAACAGACGTCTTAGGGGAATTGTAAGTATAGTCGCCCTCGGCAATGAAGTCGGTACCTGCGTGATAATGCCCCGAGGTGTACTGATCCCCTGACGCGAGGTTGTACGTCCCTTTATGCGTCCAGTCGGTCGGAGATCCGGTAGCCGTATCGTCCCAATCCCCTGCGACCGCAGCTCGCCAGAAGAAATAGATCAGGTTATGCGTTACCTGAATCTTCATCGAGGGAGATCCAGGCCCGTCCAGTTTACTCCACTGGACGCCGTTCCACCCCGCATTAAAGAGTATTTCAAACGCATCACTCTCGCCGAAAGTCGCGTTCGTGGCACGGTACGTCCGCATCTTCTGATTCGAAGTGCCTGTTGCAGGATCCGACTGAAGTAGCCCTGTCCGGCCCACCCCTGCTTTATAAAAAGGAGCGACAATCCGGGGCAGCAACGCATTTGCGGCAGAATCCAGGAGAAGACTCCCTAAGAAAGTCTGTGCTCTGAACTGGACATTATTCCCTGTGAACGATGTAAAAAATGGATTCGAGGTCCACCCTGCGGCTCCGATGATGTTGTCGTCCCATGTGCTCACCCCCGCAGGGCGCGCGTACATAACAATTCTTTCATCAGAGATCGAAAACTTCGAGGAATACCGAGCCGTGTCGTCCTTGGTCCAAAACCCCGCACCGTCCGAATACGCGTTTACTGTAAAAATGATATTCGCAAAGCTGTCGAGATATATACGGACGTACATGGGCGTCGCTGTATTGAGCTTGAACTGCCCAAGTAACGTATGAGACGACGTGCCTGACGGAGCCCCTTCGGCCTCGACGCGTGGCAACAACGAATTCGCGAGGGTACCTAAAAGGCCGTCCCCTAGCTTAAGCCTATTGAGAAAGCCACGAGACCAGCGCACAAGAGCCGATCCAAGATTAAGCGTGTCGGTCGGCTCAGGGATAATATCGCCCTGCATCGTCTGGGAGCCGTCCCTCGCAAGCTTCCCATCCTCGACATCTCCAATACGCTCCAAAGCCTCAGGATACAAAAGACCATGCCCGTCAAGAGAGGCCCACGGTCGATCTGTGACAGCCGGATCCGGTGCGTCGGTAATCCCGATTTTTTCAATGACAGAAGTCGTAAATGTCGAATCCGCACTCGTAACTACAATTCTACCACAGCGCAGCAAGTGCGGATGGGCTACAAGCTCTGACGCATCGACAATCTTGGCCTCGGCTGTTGTGTTGACCGCAAGCCTGTAATCTACGTCGAGAACCGCAAAAAGCGTATATCGGACAGAATAAGTGCCGCCCGTCTCAGACGCCGCTGCTGTCGCATTCGTAATCCATGCCTCAGTCGCAGAAGGCACGTTTGTGATCGTAAAGGTGCCGTTGAATCCGGGCGTCAGGAATCCTGCGAGGATCAGCTCCTGCCCGATCATCTGCGAGGTCATGCCTGCAAGGCTGGTGATCTTGAGCTGTCCCGTCGCAGGAGCGATCGGATCGACTTGAGGACTCGCTCCTCCAGGAATTGGAAAAATGCTGGTCGTTGTAACCTGAAGATCGCTCGTCACGACCAAAGTCGTCGTAACATCGTCATTCCGATCTTCAAGCACCGCAATGGAGTCCCCGGTGCCAGAGTCCACTTCTAAGCGGATCGACGCTGAAGGAACCACGGTCTGCTTGAGGTCGAACCCTCGGTAAATACCCTTAGGTACGACTCCGAAGTCCTTCTGGTTGACGCCTTTCGTAATAAAAGGCTCCTTCCAACGAAGTTTGACGGAATCTTGTGAAATCGTTTGAGACCCTAAAACGCTCATAAAATCACCTCAAAAAGCCACATCGATATATGTCTCAAACGGACGGGCTCCCGTCTTTGTCACTTTCGGGAAGGTACCGTAGACCATCATCAAAGATCGATTGCTCGTTGCCCAGGTCAAAGAAGTCGCTTCGACAGCCGATCCTACATTGGCATTTGTAACCGTCACGCTCGTAGCACTGATATAAGACGCGATCGTAAAGGTGCCGTTGTTTGCCGAATTAGGCGAGTTAAAAAGAGAAAGCGTCGACCCGATGTCAGTCGGCACCATCCCGGAAAGACCCGTGATCGTAAAAGTAGGAGTCGCCCCTGCGCTATAAACAGCGGCAGTGCCTCCCTGGAGGTGCCCGTACAGCCCGATCTCCCAGATTTGAGGTGCGTTCCCGAAGCCGTCGTTGTTGAACTCGACCGCATCGACCAAACAACGCACCCGAAGAACAGAGGGCGAGACAAACGTAAAGTCGGCGTTCGTCAGCGTTTTTTCAAAATAACCTCTAGAGTCTGAGGCATAACGTTGGTCTGCAACAGCACGAGTCGCGTCGACAATCGCGTCGATTTCTTGGTTCAATGGAGAGCTAAGTCTTCGCAAGTCAGGTTGCGGCTCACGAGGAATAGCGCCGGATCCGTCGTCGATCCAACCGCCTTCGCCTACCTTAAAACGAGTCGGACGGAACAACTCGTTGTCCTGTACGTTTCCGAGATACTGCGCAAAATACTTGCGAGCATCGTCGGTCATCACCGCTCTGATAATCCCTGCCATAATATTACTGAAGCGTGATCACGAGGTTGTTCGCCGGAATTGTAAACGTGTCAAGATTGTTGACAGTTTTCGGCACAGCCAGGGCTCCGTAAAACAGAGGGTTATTCAGATGATCGAACACTACCACGTGTGTAATGGGACCGGCCCACGCGCCTCCTGCTGTAGGAAACGTGATAATATTCAAATTCTGTGTCGATCCTGTAGGACTGGGATTCGACCAGCTCGCGCCTCCGACGGGATACGAAACCCGCGCGTAGTTAGTCCCCACGACCTCAGCACCACCGGTCAAGTCATCACCAGGATTTCCAACCCAAAGACCGATGTTTACGCTCGTCGGCTGCGTAAGAGCCGCCGATCGAAAAAGATAATTGAGGGCACCTTGTTCAAGGAAATCCGTCATTGCGCTCATAAAACCTCACACTACGGTGGCGTCTGCGGTCAGAACTCCGACGCCCGTCAAAGAAGCAGAATCTACAAATATTACACCTGAACCGATGACTATACCACCGACTCCGGTCAGAGAGGAAGAGCCGATTAAGGAAAGAGCAGACCCGACTCCTACGAAGCCTACTCCTGACATTGAGACGCTCCCTACAAGGATCAACGCAGAGCTTGCGGTAACAGTGCCTGTTCCTATAATCGCACCAAAAGCGGCAAAAACGCCGTCCGCAAAACCGGACGCCAGTATTGTCAAAGACGCCTGGAGGTACTGCGAGTATTTTATAGCAAGCTGGACATGCGCAGGCGTGGCCTCGGAAATACGCGTCAGAAGACGATCGAAAACATCCTCAATGGGCTCTCCGACCTCATCTACAATCGTATCAGGCACGCACGTGGCCTGAGCCACATACGAGGCGCACCAATCGCAACCGAAGTCGACAGGGCCGCACTCATACGTAATCGACGCCTCTCCCGTCACAGGCGCTTGAAGCGCAAAGACATCAAATTCCGCATGCGTTGCCGACACTGTAACCGGAACCGTGTCCAAAAAGAAAGAAGTTCCGGCACTATCATCGAAGCGCCACACGCCCAACGAGAGGATCAGCTCGACCACGTCCCCAATAGGATAGCCGCTACCGGTGACTCCTGAACGGACCACACGGACCCGATGCTTGTTTATTCCCACCGTCGTGACTGAAGCAACCGTGGTATGGATCGTCGTATAGAAGTTGTCTTCCCAGCAGAAATGATCGATCTCAAAGAACTTCGTCGGCTCGAACAAATTGACCTGTTCGACGTATTCTGCGAACGCCTCAGGCGCGATTTCGTCGAACAGAGGCATCTCCGGTTGGAGATCGGTGTAATAGCGAACAGTCTGCCAGGTCAGGTTATTGTTGTTCGGCTCGCTAAGAGCCGCCGCCTGATCTTCGATCCTGAAAATAACAGTCGAGCTGTTTACGATCTCCTCAATAACATAGGACTTGTTATTGCCAGAAACAGACGCGTTGGAGATGACAATACTACGGCCGACATCGGTAATGCTAAAATCAGGCGAAGGGGGATTGGGAGCAGGCCCCACGTCAATCGATCTGAACTGCGTACGTCCTGCTGTGCCCGCCTCTAGACGTCCTTTCAGGCCTGACTTCCCTGGCGTCGTGGTCCCGATTGGATAAATGTTCGCATTAGGGAGCACTTCCAGGATGTCCTGGGGCACACGAAAAAGCTGGGTGACATCGACGTCGAACCCGCTCATTTTACCCAGAATCCGATAGCACTCCGGATGCCCCTTGATCCCGATCCACTTCTTCTGATCGGCGACCATGGAGCGCTGGCGCGTCTCGCTTTGCTGTGTATCCAGCTCCTCTGCAAAATCACGAGCAAGATGCGCAAGAAGCGAGGGCGGTCGAATTACGACCGCTGTTCCGTCGTCGTAACGTGTTTTCGCTCGTAGAGCACAATAAAGACCTGTTTCAGGGCCGACCAGTGTGGCATCCAGCTCCAGCTCGGTAGCCGAAAGCACTGCTACAATCTCGTATATGCCGTCATTGCCGAGACTGCTGCCACGAAGGGTGGCCAGCTTTCCGACATCTGTTTCCTTGAAAGAGGCCCTCAGGCTGCGAATGCGCGAGGGATTTATCCCCCCGACTGTTACCTCAGCGTCTGAGGTCTCAAATTCTAAATAGCCTCTTGGATAAGACTTCGTAGTTAGGTCGATCTCGGGACGGGGTAACAGAGCCCAGTCAAAAGGCCCCGCGTCCTCAGTCAGTAAGCGACCGGGGACCGTACGGTACACCGTCTCTCCCGCAGTTTGCGCTCCTGTGCCTAGAGCAGTCGCACGAAAAATCAAAGACGCGTCTATATGGGAGTTTATTGCATCAGCCACATCGGAAGCCGATGAAACAATACTCCCAAAGACATCGGTTGCAAGAGAGACCGTAACATCAGCACCATCGACTCCGACAGACAAAGTCGAATTCGGACCTGGCTTGACGTGTCGTATTCGAGGAACAACACCGCCAAACTCAGCCCCGAGTGAGCTGTAGGCGACACCTCCATCAGAAGTCTCGCCTCGAACAATTGCCCATGACGGTACCGCTATCGTGTTACCCCGGACCGCTGCAATGTCTACAACAACATTGTTCTCAGGGATCGAGGACTTTGAAATAGTGAGCTTCTTCCCGACGTCCTGCTGTGAGAGCATGATCGCTGTCGAAACGAAGAAACCATCACTGTTAATAGAGCCGTCGACACCTTCTTTTTCGGTCAGAAGACGGACAAGGCGCTCTGTCGTTCGGAGCTGCCTACGTGCTTGGAGTATAAACTGACCGTTTCCGTCTAGCAGCTCGCACCCAGGAAATAAATTGCCGACATCGCCGTTTTGAATTTCAAAACGTGTGAAATCCTGCTCCTCACTTAACGCTCGTAATTCCCACCGAAAAGGCCCTGCATCAGGTAAGAGTGTCGGGAACGTAGCCACCGCCTGAGGACTGATAATCGCCGTAATCGTAACCGTAGCATTGTTGGAGGACACGGTCGCCCCCGTGATCGACAACTCACGCCCGATATCCACAGCCGTAAACCTTGCGGTGTCGGCTGCAAACTCCTTGGTGACGACTACCTTGCCGTCCAAACCACTCTGAACAACATCCCCTTTCAAGGGAATATTGCGTCCCAAACGGACTAGGACCTGCTCGTTGTACTGCGTCCGTATCGAATACGGATCTCGCAACGTATGAAACGACCGGATCTTACGACGAATACGATCGTAAAGAGGCTGCTGTCCTTGTGCGAATTTAAGGTGCAGAAAACCGTTTTTCTGATCTTCAGTCCGATAAATGGCCGGTAAGCTATCGTAGAGAACAGCCTTGGCCCAGGCAAATTCCCCGAACGACTCTTCGCCGAATACGCCAGTTCCAAAGCCGGGCATAAAACACCTTACCGCCGAATGAGATGAATGTGAATGACGCTCAGGGTCCCTGTGTAATTAGGGGTGGTCTCCGTCGAAGCAGGCGAGCTGTGCCCGTAAAACTCAGAATAAGGGCCCCACGTCACATACCCCGCAGTCCCTGAATCGTACCCCTTGAAATAATAAAGAGCGGCGGCGGCTCCTGCGACACTGGTCACGAGGCGGCCCACCTTGACCACCTGATCTCGGAACGCCGGAGAGCCAGGCGCAAAATTTTGCCTATCGACTGCCATACCTTACCTCAGAACGTCGGGACCGTATTTCCATTTGGCACCCAGACCTCACCAATGATGGTCGTAGTCGAGCTGCCCGAGCTGGGCTCGACCGTCCCCTGCACAATACCCGAGCCCGAAGGCGCATACGCGATGTCGACCATAGTCCCTCGAATAGCAATCTGCGACGACGCTGTCGACACGCAGACGATAGGCATGTCGGGATATTTGCCCGAGATATTCGATCCAGTGTTTGTAACGTTCGTGAAAAAGTTATTCGATGTAAAAGGATTAAGAGGCGCAGCACCGTTTGCCGACGAATTGACAGTGTCGTCAATCCAGAATGACGTGTGCGCTCCGCTCTGGAGGTTCGCGAGGGTCAACGCACCATTCGTCGCATCGTAATTAACGAACTGATACGTCGGGTATAAGTCGCCAGACTCACTTCCCGTAAGCAAAAGGCTCGCCCAGGCAAAAAACATCTTCCCCGAACCTGTAGACGTGTAGAGCATAAGCCAGTCGCCGGCTGTGTTATACAGGATGCTGTATTTTGCCGCCGCGACCGCTGTCTTAATAAACTGCTGGTTCCCGATAGCGCGATTATTCGTAGGCGCAGTCGGATCGGTCGTCGTCGAACCACTCGTAAACGCAGCAGTCGCATACGTGATATTGATAAGGTGAGGGTTCCCTGAGCCTGTCGAACACGCAATGAGAATCCAAATATTCTTTCCGGACGACGGATAGTTCGTAGGGGACTTAAGCACGATCCATGAGCGGGCGCTGCCGCCAGACTGCCACACAAGATTCGAGTCGGCCGACCAGCGATCCGTCCCATCCATACCAGCAGCAGTCGAAGACGAAGATCCATCGACGGTCCACCCGGCGTTTTTCATCCCATCCTTGAACTGACGAAGGACCGCACGGGCCTGAGCTGTGAGCGACGCTGCGCTCGGAACATTGTTCCAAGAAGTTGTCCAGGTACGCACCAAAGTAGTCATCTATTCACCTCGCCTAACCATTAAAAGACGTACCCGCTAGGCCATATCGAAATCGACGCCACGAAAGAGACTTGTCCCAGAATCGCTCGAATTATACCCACGCAACTCGTACCAACCAGAAGAAGGAACCGTCACGCTTGTAGTGCTCGCGACTCCGAGCGTATTTGTACGCGTTAAAGTAGAAACCAAAGACGAGTCGCTCTGTCTGTAAAGCTTCAAAGTCGCTGTATGGCTTGCATCCAAGGACCCCATAAGCGCGGAAAAAGTCGCAAGGGTGCCGGAGTTTAGATAAAGAGCACCTATCATGGTCTCCACCGTGCCATCGACGTAATACGGATTAGGTATCACCGAAAATGCGCGAGATCCTGCATTGGTGTCGACATAGTCTTTTGTCGCCGCGTCTGTCGATACCGTAGGTGTTCCAAGGTTCGTAAGCTTGAAACCGCCCATGCTCTGATTCGCAGTAAAGGCCTGGCCGCCATCTGCCTGAATCACTGCCTCTGCAAGCCGATCGAGAGCGACTGAGCCTGAGGCTATTTGCTTGCCTTTTATTGCAGCCATGAACCTTCGGACTCCTACATAAAAAGAAGATGAAAAAAAGGAGCGGCGCGGGCCGCTCCTACGCAGCCAATTAGAACGCAGAGTACACGAAATCGATTCGATCGCTCGTAGCCAGTTCAAACCCGGCAATAGAACCGTTCCAATGAAGAGTATCGCCAGCAGCAATAGCGCTCATAGCGCGTGCTGTAGAACCGCTGTCGTTCGAAAAATAACAATCCACGGAGACCTTCGTACCGTTGCCGACCAGATAGTGAATGCCATTCACACGCACTCCAATATAGCCGCCCAGCGCGTTATTTGAAGTGACAGTAGAAGAAGTTGCCTGATCATTGTCCGTCGTCGTAGCTAAAGCCGTAAGGTTTTTATCGGCTGTAACCGCAACAGGCGAATCGTGTACGTGATCGCTACGAGCAACAGACGTCGCCACGCCTGCCGAGTTAGCTGTACCGACAGAAACGGGCGTGCCATAGGTCAAAGAACCTGTGCCTGTGAACTGAACCCACGTAATCGGATCTGTACCGATAACAGGAGCATCGCTAACCTGGGTCCAACCCGTATCCTCATTGACCGTGCCCTGCTGGACAAAGATGGCCGCACTATCAAGCTCTGCCGAGACATCCGCATCCGTAACACGCGTAAGCACCCACGGATTGCTGCCGTCCCCGACCGTAGTCAAAGAATACAGACCGTTCTCCTCGTCGTTTGTCTGATCTTTGACAAGGAGGCGATCGAACTGGACAAGAGTCACGCCATCGGAATCAGAAGACGACCAGGCGCCGTTACCTGTACGGGTCAGCGTCGCACCTACGCCAAGCGTACCGTTTGCGTAAACAGGCGTATTTGTAATCTGCGCAGTCGTCGCTGCGATAGCGGCGTCTTTCCAAGATAAACCTGCTGCGACAGCGTCAAGCTGCTGCTTATTAACAGCGTCCGTAGCAGCAGTACCGTTCGCAAGGTTGGTGATCTTAAAACCACCGTGGCTCTGATCGGCAGTAAAAGCCTGACCACCGTCCGCCTGGATAACAGCCTCCACGAGGCGATCCAGTGCGATCGAAGCCGCCGCTATCTGTTTTCCTTTGATTAAAGCCATAGCCTCTCTCCTTCAGCGAATTCTTCAGAAGTCGTAGTCGAACTTCACCTCGTCACCGATAGCCAAGGTAAAGCTCAGGTTGAACCATGTCACAGCAGTGCCGACGACTGAAAAATCGACACCGTTAAGATACTCCACACCATTTACGGTCATTTCCACGTCATTACCGTCAATAGGAACAGCAGACAGAGTAAAGGCAGTCTGACCGTTAATAGCCACAATAAACTGATCTGTCTGGTGATGGTCTGTCAAAACGGCACTGTCCGGAGGATAGGCACTAAGAATAAGCCACGAACTTGTTCCGTCGCTTCGAAAAGCGACGGAGGCACGCCCCACCTGAAGAACAAAGCTGGGGGAGCCATCGAGTGTATTTAGCCCTGTCGGCACAATCGTCACGTTATTAGGAAGAGGATTGCCTGTTGTTCCAGTGACGACCTTGACCTCAATCGTCTTACCTGAATTAGACGGATCCACTCCCGGCAACGTCACCGTCTGAGCGTTTAATGAGGGATCTACTAAAACAGTTTCCGAAACCGCCGCCGTAACCGTAAGAGACGTATAGACGCTTGTTATTGTGGTCGCGCCGCTTGCGGTACTCTGAAAGGCAGTCAGAACCGGATACGTCTCGCCTGTCGGGAGCGTCTTCCCGTTGACAAAATAAAGTCTTGTACCCCGTCGAACACAAAAAAGAAGAGCCGCGTCAGAGGACGGGACGCGATTCGACTTCTTCAGAGCAATTGTCGTATCCTGCGTCGGAGCCCTGACCAGCTCGACATAGGCCATATCACTATTTTGAAGAACAATGGAACCCGCGGCAATCGTACAACGAAAACCCGTGATTCCGGATAAGACTTCGATAGCCGAAGTCCAAGAAAGCAGGCCTGTCCCTGCATTAAAAGAAAAGTCGCCCCCTTCCATGAAGCGAAGATGGCGATCCTCCCGGGCTGCATAACCCGAAGCGTCCATCGCCTGGACCATCGACTCGAAGGGCTCAAACCACGGATCCTGCCCCCTCTGGGGGTAAGGCCATCGTAACCTTGGCGACGTCAGGCTCATGCTTCTACCTAGCAGTTCTGAGTGTCTAAGACAATTTCATAAGCAACGAGAGTCCCTGTATAAGCAGGCGTCGTTACCCCGGGCGTTGGATCAGGCACCGAAGAAGTCCAATATACGTAGTCATTAGTGCCTCCAGAATCATAAGCCCGTTGAAAAACTTCTCTCCCAGAAACCACAGCCGCTGCTGGGGGAGGAATCAGCACTCCGTAAAAATCGACAACACTCGCTCGCGGAAGCGGTCTACCGAGCAACAAAGGCTGCTCAGGAATAACACTTCCAGGTTGTGTTCCGGTGGAATCAAAATCGGTCATCTCACTAACCTCAGGTGGCCCCAGGTCCGATTGCTAACCCAATCGAAGCGCCTCCGTAATTAAGAGATGGGAAAATCTTTTGGGCCTGCGCAACATCATAGTTAGGGATCATACGATCCCCGTCGACCTGGGTACCAATAGGCCACCAGAAGAGGTGCTCAGGGTAGCCTCGGAAACCACCGTTCGAGGGGCCCCCTGAAAAACCAGACGAAAACACATGAGCCCTAACACCTGCATAGAAATTAGTCGACTCTGGGGCATTCTGCCCGGCAAAAAACCCAGTGCTGGGGAACATCGGGCTAAAGCCGTGGCTCTGTGAGAAGGTGCCTGTATACACAGCATCGATGAAGTTGGTAAAATAAGGCGTCATCGTGCTGTTGTTGGAACCTATGTTGACATACATAGGACAGGGGTCGAGGCCTACGATTGCTTTTGATGTAGCAGACCCGTGATTATTCGCCAGGCTCACTACGGTAATATCGGTAGCCGTCACCGCGCTGACCTCGACAACTTCCGCATTGTCATGCGTGAGCGGAAAAGTAAAGCCAGGATCGACAACGTCGTACACCCAGACACGCTGCCCTACGGTAATTTCGGTAGAGATATCACGATCCAGCGCAATCGTCACCCCTGCTCCTGCTACGACGTTTGCAGTAGCTCGCGCTATGCCCGCAGCAAGCGAAGGTATGTGAGAACGAACAGGGCTGCCAAAGACTAAGAAATACCAACTACCGCTCTGCGCCCAGAGAATGACAAACTCATATTCATTCCGGACTCCCCAGTAATCAATCTGAGCTGTATCACTCAGCGTCACTCCGTGAGCGCCCATAGGTACTGCATCACGCAAACCCACTTCAGCAACAACATCCCAGTCCTGGTACGCATTCACATAAATAGTCAAAGTACTCAATTGAATACGAACAAACAGATTGGCATCCCCTGCGCCAGAAACGAGGGTGCGGTCCCCGAGAGACCGAAACACTTTATCGAAAGTAACAGGAGGGCTCAACGTCAGAGACGCGTGCTCTTCCCACGCGTCCGTCGCATTACTCTGAAAGGCAGTCAGCTCGGTCTCTATTGTCGTACAAAAATTAGAAACTTGCCCCGAAAGCACCGCAGCAAGGGTACCGCTGAAAAACTCGCCTGTAGACCGTGCCATAGCTATTCCACCGTCCTATCGAAGCTCAAAAAAAACTCCGTTGCAAATAGCCACACCGGATGCGTTGTTACTGTAGAGGAGCAGATCGTGCCATCCCTCGGTGAATGTGATATCCGAAGCGGTTCTGACCGCTAGAGCGCCTGCTGCGCCCCCGACCACGGCTACAGAAGCCGCGTCAGAAGAACGACGAATCCGCAGCGTCGCTGTATGCGCGAGCACCTGGGAGCCGATAATTGTCTGCACATTTACGATTGTCGACCCCTTCAGGTAAATCGACCCGACAATTGTCTCGGCGGTCCCTGTGATGCTCCTGGGACTCGGCACGACATTATCGAACCGAACATTGTCGCTCAGAAGCCGGAAACAAGCACCTGCTTTGAGGATCGCCCCATTACGGAAATAAAGCGTATCTCCTCGTCTCAGGCAAATCAGAAGAGAGGCATCGCTCGGAGGCACCCGATTCGTTTTTTTCGCATCGAGCTGGACGGAAGAGGTCGGAGAGCGAACGAGGTCGAGGTAGAAAATATCGCCGTCGTTGAGAACAATGCTGCCTGCCGGCACATACCAGATAAACCCGGTAATCGCTGCAAAGATGTCTAAGCGCTCTGACCAGGAAAGCTCGCCTGTCAGAGCATTAAAACAGATATTTCCTCCTCCCATTAAGAGAAGGTGCCGATCCTCCCGGGAGGCATACCCGGAAGCGTCCATCGAGGCGACCATGGACTCGAAGGTCGTGAACCACGGATCCTGGAACTGCTCCGGATAAGGCCATTTAAGCTTAGGCGACAGCGGCACGGGTTCCCTCTCTTAAACTACAAAGGGATACGGGTGACCGTATCCTTTACTCGGAATAAAGAAGGAGGGACAACGACGAAGCGTTCCCCGCTCAGGGTGATAAGCCAGACGTCGAATAGGTAATCCACGTTGGAATCAAGGTTCTGGGTGTCTGCGGGCAGGATGTAGATCTCCGCGACCCCGACCTTAGGCTGGATCAACGCAGCCTGTAAGGGATCGTCTGTCCACTTCTGGATCAAGGGAAGCGGGTCCAAGACGTCGTACTTCACGGACATCACGACTCGGGCCCCAGTGATGTCGTAGGGGACTCCGTCCGCATCCGTAACCTCAAGGCGAAGGGTCCGTGTGGTCCCTCGAACGATTTCGAGGCCCGTTTCGGGCAAGAGAAGAGACGCTCCGCTACTCACGACCACCCTACCTTACATACAAACGAGCCTTGAGAGAGACGACCGCATGCACTCTACCACAAAGAGGGTTCTTCGGTGTAATCCGTGCCTGAATGTTCGTTTTAGCTAGGATACGTGCTCGCACGTGTTCTACCACTCGAATCGACCTCCGCGCTAGCTGAAATCGCCATACCAACGAAGCTCGTTTGTTTTTGACGACCGCAAAGCCCATCAGCCCACCGTCGTGAACGTCTGCACTGTCGAAGCCGTAGTCAGAGGATCCGTTACAGAGACCTCTACATAATACACCCGATTATCCGCCAAGAAAATCGGAACAGTGCTTTGGAAGTAAAAAACACCGCTTGGAAAGGGCACGGACGAGGTCATCGTCAGAAGCACAACATCATTGGAGTCTCGAAGCACAAAGGAAGCCGAGACTGGGTCTGCGACCGTCTGGCCCGCACGGTCCATCCACACAGCCGAACGAACAAGCTGGGAGGCGTCTTCATAGCTCAAATTGAACTGCGCCTCGACGAACATGTTCGCGATTTCCTGCGAAGACGGAACAACAATATCGGCCACGATAAGATCGTCCACCCGCCCGTATACAGGACTGGGGATGGTGCGCCCGACATCGTCATAGACTGTGTAAACAACAATGTATTTTCCCGCTAGCGGAACCGTGTACGAGCCGTAATAGTAACCATCTAAAAGATGCGTAAGATTCACAGAAGCAATAGGTGTAGGGCTGCCTAACTCGTCAAACACCCTGGCTTGAGGGTATTTAGACGAGTTGCCATCTTCGATGACCAGAGAAAAAGGAACGCTTTCCCCTGCTTGAGCAAGAATTTCAGACATCCCTACACCTACAAATCAAAACAATAAGTAAAACACGTCTCGTGTTTTACTTATATCAATAAGGCACAGCAACTGCACGCAGAGGAAAAGCTGAACCCCCTGTCGGCATAAACTGGATCCAGGGCTCAGAAGTCGAGGGCGAAGTCGCAATCGTATAACGCCCCCAAACTGCACACTTCGTATTATCCCCGGTCGAACCTGTTGTAGGCGGGATCAGGTAGTGATTGTTGCCGCTCGTGGGAATTACGCCCACCATCGAAAACGCAGCGCCTCCCCACTGTCCTCCGCGAGGATTGAAACAAAAACCAAGAGCGCGCCCGTCGTCAGACGACGACGTAAGATGCATCTTGTAAAGCACACCATAATTTCCAGATATTGTCTCCGCTGTTGGGGGCGAAACTGCGTTATCATAGCCAGTCACATTCGCATCGTTCGCTGTGTTCCCCGCAATCGGAAACTGCTGCACATCCCCTGATGTTAAAATAGTACCCGTGGCGTCATAGACCTTATCTGCATAGTCAAACGTCCCCCGATCATGCGAGTCGCGAGACGCCACGGATAATCCAGGGCAGACGCTGGTAGCAGAGTCGCCAGTGTTCAACATGCAAATAGCGACTGTGTGATCACAAGGGAATGAGTAGTCCCAAATGCCGTGGTAAAGATTGCCGTTCGAGACATTGGTCCCATTAAAAGTCGAGTCGAGCGCGACCCAGCTCCCGGCAGAGACATTGACTCCCGAAGCAGCAGAAGACGTATCCCAACGATTATAAGCGAGCTTGCCTGCATACAAAAAGCTCGTGGTCGGTCCCGCAAGCCCAGTCTTCTGACGTGTAAGCGTGCACGAAGTTCCTGAACGGTTCTTAAGAACAACTGCAAAACGCTTTGTCGAACCCGAGTTGTTCACATGATACGAGAAAATGCGATTGTAGACCCCTGACGAAGTTGCTCCGAGAGTCGCATCTTCATAAAGCTTCGTTTTCGCGGTCGGACTTTCGGGTGAGTCCGAAAAAATCAGCTTCCCGCCTTCCCAGGTCTCCGACATCGAGATCTCAGGACACCCTGGAACAGATGAAATACCGTCAAGCGTAATAACCTGCGCTAGAGTCGAATTAGTCATGTCCGTATCGAGCGTCGAACTCACGGGACAACTGCCGTAAGCCTCGCGCGTGATAAAGACAGCGACCAAACCAAGATATGCTCTCCAATTCAAGATCCCACCTCCTACCGCTACAGCGGCTGTTCGTACATAATGAGAGTCGCACGAATCGTTGTGCTCGTCGCCTGGTTCGGGACAACAGTTACACGTACATAGGTCTTTTCAGGCACAATAATAGACTCGGCAGTGCCGTACCCTCCAAGAAATTCACGCTCAAAGCTCAGTCGCGTCGGGGGCGTCGGATTGCTCTCGAATAATTTATCCAAGTCGATGGTGGCGTCGACCAAATTGCTTCCAAATCTTTGCTGCGCCAGCAGCTTCATCGAGGCCTCATCGTCCACAACAGCCGACCATTTGAGAATAATACCCTGGTACCCAGCAGGAACGTAGTGGTGCGCAGCGAACGTCTGCGAGGTAGCCGAAGCAATACCCATAATCTCCGTACCACCCCCTCCCGTCACGGTACGCAACGTAATAGCCCCGGCCGCTGCCGCGCCCTGGATGACCTGCATGCTCTCGATAAATCGAATATCAGTAGCGACTGAATTGACGGCCGTCGTTCCATTCAGCGTAAAGTCCTCTGTGCTCCGCACATAACTCGAATTAAGATAGGTCACGCGAACGGCTTTGGCGCCAGATCCCGCTGAAGCATCCTGCGCAGACGTAGACACAATCGATCGTTGCGCCTCACTAGCGGGCTCTGCATAGGTACGGCCAAAAACAAGCACCTCGCTGGTAGAAGTCGCAGTCAGATTTCCCAGACGACGAATAACATTAGGATCACTGACAAGAGTGATATTAGACACTGCCCACCTCACACCACGGAAAAAACAACAATTACGTCGAAGGTGCCCGCAGTCGAATTTGCCGTCTGCTTGAGGGTCAAAGACTGGTCTGCCCGTAACGTAAGAGGAACAGGTCTCGCCGCCCAAGCAGGGAGAAGACTCTGCAAGGCGTGATCAGCAGACTCCACATCAGCGGTGCCCGTCCCCCATTCATCTGACGACCAAAGCCAGCGCTCCAGTAAAGAAGTAGACTCGCCTGTAATCGTCGCACCGGTCCTCACGCTAATATTCCCATTGAGTGTATTGTTTGTATCGTACGCAACAACACTCGATGTAAGACTCGTCCCTCCTGAGTGCGAAGTTGCTCGTCGAAGCTCGAACGTCGCTGCAACACCTGTAACAGCACCTGTTTGTACGTTACGAATTGAGATTGAGAAAACGCGTAGACGGACCGAGCTTCCCGATAAATTCGCGAGAGAAATCATCGACTTATTTTGCGCAATCGCAGTCGCCGACGAAACTACGACGAAAGTATCCTCTTCGTAAATCCGAACAGGATCAAGAACTACTACGCCAGGCATCTCAGACCTCTCTCACACGCGTCGCGCTAGAGACAAACCCGCCGGTTCTCGTATATGTTATATTGACACGTCCGAGTTGCGTCGTGCCGTCCGCTGCAAAGACCTTAATAAGCTCTCCGGTAACGAAACTGCCCGAATACGTGTAGTCGATGCTCTTAATCAACGTCGCGTCGCTCGTCCTTTTCCACTCTTCTTTGGTTACTGTCTGACCGGAACGGGTCACAATGTAATCGTTCGTAGGCTCCGGGGGCTGATTCTCTAGTAAAAAATCAGTGTCGGTTCCGATGTTGCCGCCCGATCCAATCGCAGAATCAAAATCAGAAATCAGACCTTGAAGCGTCGATGCCGCTGAGTTACTAAGGCCTGTAGTGTCGACACCGACTCTCAGCGCCCCTGACTTAAATCGAAAAGCAGCGGAACCACCAGTGGAAGTAACAATCGACTCGGTCACGTCAAATGTTACATCATCCACCACAACAGCGACCGTATAAGTCCCTGCGGCTGCTGACCCTGAAATGACACATTTATCTCCGACCTCAATCGGGTCGTCGCCATGAATAAGCGCAGCCCCTGAAGCCAAGACGACTCTCTTCGTTCCTGAAGTCGTCGAGACAATAGTGGTCCCTGAGCGAAAGTTAGACGTCCCCGTAGCGGCCAATTCGGCCGCATCGACGAAGTCCGCGTCATCGAGATCGCGAGCACCGGGTCTATTTATTCCCACCGTTCTTGCTCTTCTTAGGACCGCGTCGTCCTGTTTGATCTTCGTCCTGGCTCATCGCCTGTTGAATACCTAAAGCCTCTTGCTTGGCAAGCTCTCGTTCGAGGCGCTCTATTTCTTGGGCAGCCTCTGCTTCTTGTTGCTTGACCGTCTGTCGGTTGTACGCAGCAATAGTTTCCACTAAAATAGAGCCCATCATCTCAGCGGCTTTAATCTGCCCTTTGCATTCTCCTATGAGAGATTGAAGCCGCTCCATCTCCGAATGCGCCTTCAACTTGATGTTGTTACAAGACATCAAGAGCTGAGTCACTTGCTGCTGATAAAGCTCAAGACTGACAATGCCAAGGGTCTGGGCCTTCACAAACTCTTCTCGAAGGTTGACAAGAAGACCGTTGAAATCATTGACCATGTTCATAAATCACCGTATCGAAAAAACGAGCTTACGCGTCTTGGCCATTTTATTCGCAATAGCCATACACTCTTCACAATAGACGCCTTGATGCTCGGGGGCTAAAAGCTCTCCAGAGGTTCGAAAAAACCGCATCGGAATCGCCGAACCGTCATCCCGGAGAAATAACTCTTTCGAAAAGTGACCTGATTTACACCACGACCCTGGTGGGTACTCTACGCTCGATACCAGGCTAAATGAAACAGAAGGACCTTGTTTCTTGCCAGAAAACACAGGAACCACCGATAAGGCCTAGCTGAAATCAGGCGTAAATGTAGTAGTTGATGTGATCACCGTTTTTGATCTTGGTATACGGCGTAAAAGACGTAGTAGATGTCTCCGCGTAATCGTTATTATCGACAACGGGTCCAGGATCGCGAAGCAGCTTGGTCCAGAATAAAGTCATGTTTTGACCGTTGTTGCTGCCGTCCAAGGTGTACGTCTGGGCTCCGGGTATCGTACGAGCGACGTTTGCACTGTTATCCGAGGTGAGCCGCTCGATGGTTCGAACAAACGTCGAACCTGAAATCGCATCCGACAATGCCTGAAGGCTTGCGGTGATCGTCTGCCCGTCAGTAAGAATAGAGCCCGTATAGTCACGATTACCAATCTGTGCGTTCAACAGATTGAAAAGCTCGACTACCGTAGGCGTCGCATCCGCAGAAGCAAAGACGTAGAAATTGCCTGTATTGGTCAGAAGACCGTTAAGGCTTGTAGCACCATCCGCAATCCCTATTGCAGTACGAATATCAGATATGTCTTGGGACATATCCGCGTCGGCCACAAGGCCGTTGGTCAGTACGGTCCTCAGAGCCGTTTCCGTGAGATTGTCAAGTCGCTCACGAAACCCGTAGTAGTAATCGACCGTCGTCGGCTGACCTGACTCCCAGGTGTAGGCAACCGAAGTCGAAAGATCGGCTCCCTTTGTGACCGCACGGAACTCAATCTCGACGCTATTCGGAGACGTAGACGCACCCGCACGGGTGCGTCCAAAAACACGCTTGCCTATATCAGGTCCCGCAAGAACCTCAAGTGCTGCTTCAGTCGCCGGATTTATAATCTCGACGTAGGTCGCGAGATGGGCTCCTGCATCCGCACCGTCCTGAATAGGAACGCCTGTGCGATCCGTCGCATCCGCATGCTTAAGATTGCCTACGTCTGTGATTGTATCAGAGGTGTCTGTGGCGGCGACTGTTGCTCCGGCAAACTTCCGATTGACGACCAACGCTTTAGCGTCCGTGGTCTTTCCAGCGATATTTGTCAGGTTCGCAGCGACGTTGGTGCCTACAGCAGTCGGACGCTGATAAGTCGGCACATCCGTAATATGCGAAGCGGTTCCTTTGATATTCCTTCGATCTGTACGAGCGAAGTTGATATCGTCTTCAATCGAATAAGGCTTGGTAATCGTCCACGTGCCTGCAAACGCCTCAGCCACGCCTGACGCATTATTATAAGAAATAACGGTACCGCTGGTGAAGCCAACGATCATGAAGGTACCGTCATTCGCAGGTGTTGTGGCGCCAGACAGCGTAATAAAACGCCCTACGTCCTGCGCCGTAAATACGGCCCCTGCATCGGTCAGAGTCATCGTCGGGGCAGTGCCACCAATCGTATCGCCTGTACCGGTGCTAATTTGCGCACCGAGCGCGTTTGACTCGTCGGTAAGAGTCCGAGTGTTGCTGACGTTTAACGAGCCTTGGATATCAATTTCCTGGCTCAGGTTACCATTCCGTACGGGCATTCGGGAGGTCCATCCTTTCTAATCAGACAAGCAAGTAGTCGGACTTCAAAATCGACGTCGCAACAGGGGTAAATGAGATAAGCGTTACCGTATCAAATCCCGAGCCGGGACCCCCACTCTCAGACACATAGAAATCCCCATTTAGAGGGGACAACGTCGCTGTCCGATTGAGTCTTCGTCCGTTATGATACACACTAATAGAGTCTTGCGCAAACTTCTCCAATGTCAGGAAAGTGCGGTTGATCCCATCGAGTGTGCCCAATAGGGTTGAATCAACCCTCAGCACCAACAATCGACGAGAAGTAGCCACGTTTATGGTCCTTTTAAAGCCGCGAGCTTGCCTAATGCACACCGCATTAGGACGAGAAAGAGACCTTAGCTAAGCAACTTCTGTCGAGACCGTCACAACGCCTTTTGTCACAATCTCCCCCACGGAGACAATGAGATTGCCCTCTGCATCCAGCTTCGACGCCGAGACAGTAACACCGTCCGTTAAAAGATGGCCTTCAATTGAGATATTTCGGAAGACTACGCCGGAAATAACACGCACCGCCTCATCCAGCTCAGACACGTACAGGTCCGACGATGATCTCCCCCTGAGAACTGAATCGACGGCGGCTTCGACAGCTCTTTGTCCGGCAGTCAGGGCTACTCCACGTAGCCCCACTCTGACTGAAATAACGACACGAACCAGGAAGGGCTCCCCAGAAACTACACGAACGACCTGCGTAACCTCTTTTTTGCCGTCCAAATAAGTCTGGAGGGCCTGAATCAGACCCACAGAGGGCGCTGTATAAAAACCAGAGAAATCGGTCGTAAGAATGGGGACAGTAACAAGGTTTGCTTTACAATCCGCTGAAAGCAACGTGTCGACGTGTGTTTGAATTTGGGTACAAAGATCTTCTATCTGGCTTGAAGTGTCTACAACAACAATCGAGATCGCGGAAAGCTGAGCTGTTATATTCGCCGTGTCCGCTGTGATCTCGGTGAGACGATCCGACGCCGTCTTGAGAATCGTAGAAGCCGTAGTCACATCCAGTCCGACATCGGCAAGCTCGTCCTGTCCCGTCGTTATATTGGTCAAAGCCGTATCGGCACTAGATCCTATCACAGCCGTAAGGCTTGAGATCGAACCTCCTTGCGCAGATATCTTGTCCCAAAGTGCCTCTAGCTCTGTCCGAGTCTCCGTCGAAAGCCTGTCATTATCGGGAATGTCGACGGACGCAGTCGCCGCTGTATTAGCAGATTCGGTAGCGACCACATCCGTAATAATGCAAATAATGTCAGAGGCCGTCACCGACAGAACAGTGAACACCGACTGGGTCTGAAGCAGCGCTCCCGTGATCTTTATTTTCATCCCCGGAACAACAGAGTCGGCAATCCAGCTTCCAGAGGCCCTCGTGATCGTACGAGTCGTACCGTTGAAAGCCAGTGAAGTCGTAGCGCTTATTGCGGGAGGCGCTGTGAGAGCGTTCGTCGTGCTTTTCCCTGAGGACGCGTCCGTAGAAACACCGGTCGCAACAGACGCAGCCTCAGTCGCTTTCCCTTTGATGTTCCGTACATCGAGTTTACAGGACGCAAGTGCGTTATCGATATTGGTGTTTTTATCGGCTATGTCGCTGAGATCGTCATTTAGATTGGAAACCTCCGCGTCGATTTCAGTAACACTCTGCGAAGCACTAGCGGTCGCTGCTGTAACAGTCGTAATAGGATCATCGGCCAGATCGGCAATTTGAGATGTCAGCGTCTGTATCGTCAGATCTGACGTCGAGCCTCGGCTCGGAATCGCCTGTGCTACAGCCACCCTGCCGAAAAGGGGATCTGCAAAGGCGCTTGCAAGCGCCTTATGATCATACAACGTAACCGCAACCTGCCGGGTCTTGTATACGAGAGGCGCAAACCTTTTCGCATGAGCGATGTCTTCTGGATCTGCTCCCCCGACTGAGGGGGCGGGGTTATCAATAGAAAGCTGGATTGTCTGAAAACTTACAACCAGCGGTATAACAGCCCGAGTTATTGTGTTCTTGAGGACAAGCCCTTGAACCCCGTTCGAAGCCACGTAGGTCACAAGAATAGTAGCGCCGTTAGTAGGGATTGTGCCCGAGGTACCATTCCCAAAACGAACAGTCGGAGGATCGTCATTTGCCGCAAATTCAAACTGATCTGAAGAGGTAAACTCTAGGAATTCTTTTTCGACAAACGGGGAGCCGTTGACCGTCACAGTCACGCTATTCTGAACAACAAACTTCCCTTGGGGTACTCGGGCGAGCTGAAATACCTGATTCGGAAGACCAGTGGACACAAAAGTCTCAGTAACGGTCTCGCCCTCATAACAAGCCACGGTCTGAGGACTGCTCAGCCCTGAGAAAGCAGGATAGGTCACAGATCTTGCTGTTTCAAAAATCGTGTTATTGGGTCCCTGGAACTGAAATCCTTGTGGTATTGTGACCGCAAAAGGCACCGCAACACGAATAGCCACAGTGAGATCGACTGAGGACGCGACGGCCGCGCCCATTTTATAGCCGAGTTGTCGCGTAAGCCGTGAAACCGCGCCTCGGGTCCGTGCGGTCTCCAGGTACACATCCGTCGCCCGCCGATCGAGGTAGAAACTCAGGGTATCGTTGCCATACGCCTGAAGATCTAGGAGTACAATCCCTAAGCTTGAAAGAGCAAAATCGTTGAACTCAGCAGCGAACTTGACCTGAAGTCGCGCCTGAAGCTCGTCAAAGGACGTATCGAAGTCGAAGCCTGTGTACTTGACCCGAGTAATATCAGACGATGCGACAGAAACCATGCCTCAACCTCACGTGCTCTGACTCGTTGGAATCGGCACGCTCAACGATTCGACACTTTTCGTAAAATCTACGACATATTGTATCGTTACCGTGAGAGTGCTATCCGATCGAGAAGTGGTAATCTCTAAAACAGAAACCCTGGGCTCGAATCTCGCTAGTGCGAGAGCGACCTCGCTTCTTAAAGCAGCCTCTAAAGCAGGATTGTTGTTCTCAAACACGTAATCGTGCACATTTGTCCCAAAATCGGGGCGATTAATCCTCTCCAATCGAGAGGTCATGAGGATCTGATACAGACTCTTCTTGAGAAGCTCTCCGTCCGTCACGCGAGCAGGGAATGAATCGTCTGATGCAATTAGAGGAAAGTCGAAGCCGTAATAGACAGCCATCAGCTATTTACCTCAAACGTATCAAGGGCACGGTAACTCAGGGAGCTTCGGAAGCTTCGGAAGCTTCGGCAGACTCGGTGGGGAGAGTAACGGAGGGAGCACAGGTAACGCAAGCTTCGGAAGAGGAGGTGATGGAATCGAAGGCAGCCCCAACGAGGGCCCCAAAGGCAGCAAAACAGGAAGCTTCGGAAGCCTCGGCAACGAAGGAGGACTCGGTATTGGAGGAAGAATCGGAAGCTTCAGCGCAGGAAGCTTCGGCACCGGCACCATGCCCAGCCCCAATCCCAGCAAAGCCAGCGAAGGCAAACCGGGTAGTACAGGAAGCTTAGGTAAAGAGGGAGGCGCAGGAATAGGAGGCAGCACCGGTAAGCTGATTTTTGGTAAAGCTGGAATCGGACAAGTCATAATTCAAACCCAAGGAGGAACAGGAGGTGCAGGAGGAATTCCCCAAAGACCTGTCTTAAACCACAAGTCTACAGACGTCGCTATGACCGTGGCACCAATAAGCGCGTTGTTAACAGGAGGCATCGGCGGGATCACCAGAGGTGCAGGAGGTGGAACCGCAACAGGAACGGACATCCCTGCAAATACTGCTGCGGCAACCGCAAAAGCACGGGGTAAAACCAAAGGCGCCTGAAGCGGAAGCGAAAACCCAATAACAGCGCCCTTAAACGCCTCTGCTGCGAGGACCGCACGGACCGGAACAAGAGGCGGCGGCGTCAGCACGGTAGTCAGGTAGCTGCGAACCGCATCAGACCAAAAGAGCGCAGCTTCCGGCTCGTTCTCTGGAAACTTCACAAATCCAGAGAATGTCTTATCCGTAAAGCGACGAATACCATCTATGAGAAGATTTACGGCGGCCATCCTAGATCTTTACCTTTACGCTATTCGATAACAAGGTCGGGGGCGCCGGAACAACTGGAGGCGTAGAAGGCCCGAACGCTGTCAGGTGAACGTGCGTATTCAGCCAGGCCAAGAGCGGCTCACCGAGCACTGCTTTCAAAGTCGCAGCGTCCCCAAGATAAACACCTCCACTCTTGAGATTCACCGAGGGCGCTGTTACAGCAACCTCGGAACTGCCTATTACAGTCACCTTGCCATTGTCCAACGACACTGAAGACTTGCCGTCCCCACAAACAACAGAAATCGCGCCCTTCTCCGTGCTGATAATATTGCTATTCTCGTCGGCTACGACCACACGCTTGTTCTCAGCGTCGAGGTGCACACGCGTCCCATTCTTATTGAAAATAACCACATCGCCGTTAGGCATAAACATGATGCCCGACGCGTTCCCTTCACCTCGGTTAGAAGAAACCTCGCTTTGTTCGAGCGAATCATCCCCTGGCGCAGTCCTGTGCCATAAGATCTTCAACGACTCGTTGCCGTCTTCATCACTCCAAATAATCTGATGCCCCTTGCGGCTAATAAACCCACGGGCCTCTGGCTTCTTGTTTTCCGCCTCTGCCCCGCTACCTGTGTAGGCAAAAGCACTGGGAATACTCGTGGTAAAGAAACCGCCAAAATATAAATGAGGCCAGTTCGCGTCGCCATTTTCAAACTGAATCCAAACCCAATCCCCTACCTCGGGCGGATTAAAAAACCCTCGATCAGGGCCGCTCGACATCGCTGCCGCATCGAGCCAGACATTCATAGCCTGATTGCCTGCGAAGCCTGGGCATAAAACCTGAACACGACCTCGCCCCTCGGGATCGTCATTGCGAGTGACTTGAGCCCTGTAAGATCCATAAAAACGACGAATAGAAAAGTGCTCAAGCCCGAATGATTTCAGGTTCTCTAAGAAAGTACGAAAATCAAGCACAGCGTCTCCTTAGAGAGTCTTCGTATAAAAAGTCTAAAGCGTTCGCGAAAAAGATCTACTAAGGTCCCGTCACTACAGTTCCACTAGTCACAGGAGGAGATCCGTCAGCGACCTGGATAACTGTCCGGGTAGCCGGATAATACCCCTGGCCGGGCAGTAACCTAACTACCTTTCCCTTCGGAAGAGTAGCTCTTTCTCCAACCTTGAGTCGAAACTCGACAACCTCGACCGACTCCTCTTCCGGCATGACCTTTACAGTCGAAGACCCACTGGTGCCCGATCCTGACTTATCATTCATAATCTTCGCAGCATGATCCGAAGAGCCGCCCGTACCCGATCCTGAGTTATCATTAGTACTCGTCCCTGATTGAGTATCTGATCTCTTGAAAAGAGCCTGCGTATTGCTCCACGCAGTCAACGACGTCGAAAGCCCTGAAGCACCTGCGGTGTGCGTGACAGTAAAAACACCGTAGTTGCCGACTTTATCTCCTGAAATACGCCCGCCCAAACCGCGAACATTGATTACATCCCCAGGAGAAAGATCAGGGATGCCTAGCGTGGTGATCTCAAGATTGATGCCCATGGAAGTCCTAGCACGATCGTACTCGTTCTGTGCGATTGCTGCCGCCTGTGCATTCGCAACATGAACCTCAACAGGTTCTTTAGGTAAAGCATCGCTCCCTGTTACTGCTGCCTTAACAGGAGAACCTGTTCCAGTCGAAACCCCTGTCTTTGCATCAATTGTTGTTGGCGGAGAAAGCGCCCCCGTAGTAGGGTCGAAGCGCGTCAAACTATACCCGGACGAAGCCAGTCCTTGCGCCCTAGGTAAATAAGCCGCCACTGTAGGAGATGAAACCTCCATGATTGGGAATATGTAACTGGAGTCGTTGCCGGGACCTGATGTAGGAATAAGCCCGAGGCGCCCTCCGTTAAAATTATAAACCTGAAGAATAGCCTTGGGCTCCCCAGCTAGCCTCTCATTGCGTGCCGAGATATAAAGAGTAGCGCCCTCGAAAGACAACCAACAGTTGCACTCCTTCGCAATCTGCCACATGGCCTCCCAGTCCGTACGATCTCCCCCGCTCCAAAAAGCAACAGGCGCCTTTAATTTTGCTTTTGCTGCTTTCGCCGCAGGATCACTAGAATCATTTATACGACTGAAATCTAGACTGAGTTTACTGTCTCTGGCTACCTTTTTGTGGCGATCGAAAAGTAATTGCAATATTGTCTCGAACGTATGATTCGAACCCTGGAAGGTGTTCTGTGATGCCGTACGAAGCATCGAGAAGCCGCCGACCCCCTGCGCGTTCAGTGTGATAGATATACGGGGCCCGATAGCAATCTGGGGCTGAACGGTGAAACCTCTCCATGTGGGACCTGTAACGACCTGATTATTGTCCGTATTTACGTAGCCCATACGAACTTCGATGAAAGAGTTCGCAAATTCTACCAAGGTAGAATTTAGAATCGCGATTCCTTCCTCGTAGGGAGGCTCCATCCGAACAGAAATTCGAGGCACGTCGCCAAGATTATTCTCGACGCTGATCTCAGTCACATAAGGAACACCGTTAGCGCGCCAGAGTATGTTCGTAGGATCCGACGGCGCAATCCTGCTGCCTATACCCTGCTTGTTCGCCCAGTCGACCCACAAAGGGGTTTGATTCCCATCCGCGTCTATGTGGACAGCCCGCATAAAGGGCGCATAGAAATCGTAGGATGTTCCCGTAATTGGCATAGACTGACCTATCTCTTAAACAGGAGCGCCTTCAAACAGAAACTGGCTTACGTACCTCGGCGACGGAATCGTAATGATCGCCCCCTCCACAAGCTCGGTCGGCAAAATCTCCATGCCATTAGCAACCGCAATAACCCACCAAAGCCTAGGGCTCTTGTAATAACGGTAGGCTAAGAGGTCCATACGGTCCGTGACCTGAACCTGATGTCGAATGTCGTCTTGTTGCGCCTCGATCGTAGGGTACTCAAAGAAATTCCAAAATTCATATCCATCTACTACAACTAGACGTGAAAAACGGAGTCGGCTGTTCTTTGCGATTGTAACTGTCATAGCGGCACCTGTGGCAATGTAAAGGTTTCGCCAGCAGTAGTCCTGTACTGCGACTGTGTCGTGCCTTGGCCAGTTCCGGTGTCGGGTTTATCAAGAATATCAACAGTGGCTTTTGTGTTGGCAGCGTTTTGCTTGAGGAGTTCGTTTGACTCCTTGAGATCCTCCCGCACACCCCTCAATTCGGTATGTACCTTATCAGGTTTCGCAAGACTATTCGAGGCGCCTGCGCTCAAAAAGGGAACAGGACTACCTGGGGTTAAAGAAGCACCAAAGCTTAAAGGAGTCATACCTTGCTTGAGATAGTCAGCTACGGCACCGCTAGCCCCAGTTGAACCCGGGTCTCCACTCCCGCCTTTAGCCGCCTTAATAGCCTTATCGACAGTTTCTCCAATATTAAGCCAAGGCTCCACAGCGTTTGAAACAGCCCCATAGGCCGCTCCTCCTGCGAACAAAGCCGCAGTCCCAGTGTCGCCCTTAAGAGCAAATATTCCCGCAAGGATACCTGCTTCCTTGGGGTTCTCCTTAAGGAACGTAGAGGCGGCACCACTAACAGCGGTAAAGAGATCTTTTACGATGCCAGGTCCTTTTTCTTTAAGAAATGTAAGCAGTGCATTAAACCCGTCCGTAACAGCGTCCTTCAAAAAGGTCCCAAACGAAATACCGAAGTTGCCAGTCTCATTTTTCATGGTTTGCTGCATGGCAGAATCTCCTGTGAGTCCTCCCCAGAAACCCTTGAAAAAAGCCTTGACTTCGGGCCATAGCGTCTCATTGAAATACTTCTTAAACTCGACAAACCCGTCATGGAAAAAAGACCCCAACGAAATACCGAAGTTGGCAGTCTCGTTTTTCATAGTTTTCTGTATGGCAGGATCTCCTGTGAGTCCTCCCCAGAAACCTTTAAGGAATGTCTGGACATTCGCCCAAAGATCCTTCAAAGCCGGTTTAAGATCTTGCTCCCATAAGTCTTTGAAGATCGGTCCGATGTCTCTGAAAATCTCGCCTATGGTGTCCTTGATAAAGCTAGCGCCCTGAAGGAGGCCCTTAATCCTGTCTCTGATCGTCAAAACAAAGCTGCGTATATCTTCGACCGTCTGTTTTTGCGCCTTCCTTACGTCACCCAGGGCCTTCTTGTTCTGCATGAACTTCAAAGTCACAGCCGTAACGGCTCCGGCCAAGAGCTTAAGCGGGGTCAAGAAGGTAAACGCAAGAACCCCTGACTGGCTCAACTGCTCGCCGATCTCAGAGATCATGGTGACCGCTTTGCCCATAACAGGAGCTACACCCTGCCACTCTTTCGGGAAAAACGCCAAGATACCGCGCTGTGAGAAATCAGACACTTTCCTCACTATCTCGCCAAGGGGGCCATCGTCTTTCGCCAAATCCTCTAGGATGCCCTCGGCTTCCTTGTAGGCTTTCTGAGTATCCTTGAGCCAACTACTGTTGGCTCGCCCCATTGCACGGAACTTCGTCTCAAACTGATCTTCCATCAGTTTGAGCGCTTCCTGCAAAGAACGTCCAGATCTCCAGGCTTCTTTAGTCAGATTTTTTAAGTCTACAGCACCTGTATTAGACACATCACTGAGTGTTTTCTGCATCTTCTCTAGCTCTGTAGTGCTAGACTTAGCGGCTTTCATTAAGAAATTTGCAAACTCGTCCCCAAGGATGCCTCTCAACTGGACATCGGCAAACCGAGTCGCTTTTTCTATGCTATCAAGATCGTTCGTTTTCTGGAACTCTGCAATCTGATCGACAAAGTTTTTCATAAAGGCGGCGGGACCTCCCTCCGCTACCTTCATGGCTTTATCGAAGCTACCAAACGTCTTAGCGAGCCCTTCCGATAATCCAGAAATAACCCCGACCTTGCCCCCCAGTAGCTCCTGAAAACCAAATCGAATCTCTGTAAGGGACTCAGAGACTTTTTGAGCAGCAGCGTACGCTACATCCCCTTGTAGGCCCATCTGAGAGAACAACTGCGTAACGGTCAGAACTTCTTTACCGTACTGTTTGAAGTTTACTCGGCCAAGTGCCTGTTCCTTCCGCATAAGCTCAAGAACAGAAGGAACCTTACTCATGGTACCAGACAAGTCACCTACGGCTTGGCCTGTAGCCACAACTGTTTGCAAAAATTCTTTTGTCTCACCACTAGTATAGCCAAGACTCTTTTGAAGAGAACGAACCTGATCGCCAAGCTGGAACGAATCGACTCCTAGGACTTCAGAGAGCTTCAGTAATTCCTTGTAGTTTTCTGCTATTCCCTCTAAGGCCTCTTTTCCTGCCCGTTCGAACCCCGTATAGGCCTTTGTCGTCTCGTCGATACCTCTATTAAGCTCGACGGCCGCGCTGGTAGCTTCCTTCGATATTTTATTGAGATCCCCCGCAGCAGCACCATGCTGCGCGGCAATTTGTCGAGCCGCCTTATCAAACTGCTGGAGTTGGCTCTCGTATGAGGTGGTGAGGTTCATCGCCTCAGACGTAAACTGCCGAGCGACCATCCCGACCGAGTTGAACTCGCGGCTGACATTAGCCAGAAGGCCTGCCATACCTTCGAGGCCCTTCTTGAATCCCTTGTCGACGATGCTGAAGGAAAAGCCGAGCGGCAAGAAATTCAGGGCCATGGTTCAACTCCGATCTGGACTAACGTCGTCTTGACTCCGACACTTCAGCGTGAAGAGCCCGCTGCTTCTCAAGATCTTGCTTCTTAATCAAAAGACGGTAGCGCCTCGAAAAAGGCAGCGCCATAATCTCTTCATACGACATTCCCCACATCTCGATCAGGTAGAAGACTTCAGCTTCAATTTCTTCTTGACTCTGGAAGGGAAAAAAAACCCGGGCTGCCCGATTTCAATATCTTCGCTCCACTCAGCATCGCAGAACTGGCACTGTAGCTCAAGCGCCGTATCCACTCCCCCGTCCACTTCCTCCATCTTCGCACGGAGAAAATCGCGATCCCGGGAGCTGAGATTCTTAATAGACGCCATCGACGGCGCCTGCCCGTTGATTAGCTCGATCCGTGTGAGAATCTGAACCGAGGCCCTGTTCTCGTTATCAGGCCGCTTGTGCGACTCCTCTTCGTCCCTACCGGTCAAACATCGAAAACGTACGACGATCCCTGAAGGCAACTCCACATCGAAGATACGCTTCAAAGGATCTGGCATCTCCTGAATCGTGAGGTCACTGAGGTCGACGAGATACGAACCCTCTTTGTTGCACGAATCGCAACGCGCTCTGAATGGATATTCATCGCCCAAGGTAAGTCGACGTACCGCAAACAACAGAAAAACACGATCTCCAAGCAAGAGATCTTGGACAATGCTCGCGATCTTGCCCTTGTCCGTGTAAGGGCCTACCCGTGTGATACACCTGCTGAGAAGCGCGCTGATCTTCTTGTGATGAGGAATCGCAGACGACGCGAGAAGATCTTCCTCGTTCCCCGTCATCTCCCGAAGCTCCACATCCTTGTGGACACCTTCCGCGTCTAAATAACCGCAGGGAAGCTCGACCAAGGTCTGGGAGCTTTTTGCGTTCTCCAGTCCTGAAATAACCTTCGCATTATCGGCAACATTCGTCATGGAAAAACCCCGAACTAAAATAAGAAGCGGTCTACTTGAACCGCTTTCTCCCGTTCACTGTCTCATCGTCAAATACACGGATGAGAGCTTTCAGCCCGTCCGTGACCGTCATCCCGCGTTTTTTCAGCTTTGCTTGAAAAACATCGTACCGGCTTCTCTCGACCCAAACATTGATCTTCACTTCGTTGCCCGAGTCCTGGTACTGCTCCAGATCGTCGAAAGAGCTGTCGTCGGCGACGTATTTACCGATGAGATACCGGATAAAAGCACTCATGCTACGAAAACCGCTCTCGGGTTGGACGACGAGCTGAATCCGGTTGTACAGCCCTCGACTTGTCCAGAAGTTTACGGGCCACTTATCGGTCTTAGACGGAGAAGGAACCCTGTCCTTGGCTAAATCGCAAGCTCTGCAAAGGCAGACCCCGTTAGACTCGACATAATGACCGCCTGCTTGCGCAGGCACGATCATGCGGACCCTGACTTTATCTTCGCTCCCGCAATTAGAACACTTGTGACGCGCACGCAAAAGAATCTGCTGTTCCCATAAAGAACGAAATGCCGGCGACAACTCTTGTCTCACCGGTTCTTCTATCTTCTCCACGCACTCAGCAGGAGACTGGGGTTTCTCTTGCGAGAAAAAATCTGAGCCACTCTCGGTCATGAAAACTTACCCCGAAAATACAGTAAAGGGTGGCAAAAAAAGGTCAGAGCCTCTTCTTTTTACGAAAACGCCTCAGTAGGCCCCCCAGAGGCACAGCATAAGATCCCGCATTGCTGCTGGTGGTTGTACCCCCGCTCACAAAACCTGCCATCCCTCCAGAGACCATCTCCCGAAGGATACACGTATGATAGCGAAGCCTGTCTTTATTCATAATTAAGAAGCCAGCCCGATCTCTTCAAAATATTCCATCTCAATGTCCAGTTCCGCAATAGACACATCAGGGGATGAGGCGTCAAACCCGGTTCCGACCTTATAGCGTGCTGGTATACAATCGTAAAGTAACCATGCCTTAGCGGGAATGCGTAACGCCCATCCAGACAAAGCAGCAAAACCGAGAAAGCCTCCTGCGCTGACGCCCGCGCTTACTCCTGAGGCGAGCAGTGCGTTACTTTCCAAATCAGACCCGAATGCCGCAGCCCCTGAACTTAGAGCGACGAGACCTGTCGCCGCAATCGCGGTATTCGCGGCCTTTTCTCGAAAAGGTCCCCTGGCAAAAAACTGCACCAAGAGCAGATTTCGTCGATAAGTCGGACCGCCTGACCCGTCGTTCGTACCTCTGATGCTGTTTTTAATCCATCTCCAGAAATCACCGTCGACAAAGTGAGCCCCACGAGAGCACGTGATCGGACCGACAGAGGCACTCTCGATCACTTTCCTTGGAAAGTAATTGTTGCCCTCCTTGACCGTTCTTATGGATGTGGTGACCTCGGGCGCACTGATCGCAGAAAACCCAAAGAGAGGCAAGAAAATAGGGAGCGCCAACGTATCGACAGGAGACACGTCCATAATCCAGAACGGGAAATTCTGGAGATGGTCGTACAGGAACGCTGGTTTCCTGCCCCCTAAGATCGATCTAGTAGGCATACGACTACAATAACCTAGACTTCGGGAACACCAGCCCCGGCTTTAAGATCTTCGACCTCAAAAGACTCATAAGTCAGAGTGAGATTCTGGATCGAAATCTCAGACGAGCCGCTGTCAAGATCAGAAGCTACTTTATGCTGAACAGGAAAACTCTCGAACAAGTAATACGCCCTATAGGTACCACGCCCTATATTCAAGGTCTGCGCGCTATTGGGGTTCTCACGAACATTTTTATTAGCACTTGCGTTAGGGAGGGCCTCTCGCGGGAAATGCTTGATCGTGACGTTGGCCCGGTAGTCGCCAGCACCTTCGATAATATACCGAAGCCACTGCCATAAATCAGAATAAAATAAAGCGACCCCACGAGACAACTGGACATCGGTCATCTCGGGTATGCCACCTGGCTGCTTTCGTGTGTAGATATACTGGCCCTCGCGATAAGAGACAGCAGCCACACTGACATCCGGAGTCGACGCCTGCATGAAACCCGCAGAAGCAGTGTCCCCGCTCGGATTTGTCTGCTTAAGAAGCGTATTATCGTCTACAGAAACATGAAAACGCATGTTGTGTAGAAAATCAGACGACACAGCACGACCGGCCATTGTTATGGCCTCCTTTCAGGCAGGAAGGAGCAAGAGGGAGGAATATTTCTTACGACTCCGCACGAAGGGTGAGAACAACCTCACCCGCGACGCCCGCAGCAGATCTCGTGAGGAAAAGGCCGACGAGTGCGCCCGGCGTAACAAGGGTCGTCGTCGTCTTCGTCGCATCGACCACTCGACCTGCTGTGCCCGTATCGAAAGTCGCGATCGTCGTACCGCCACCCGCCTGCGTCCGAAGAATTGCAGTCGACGCTCCCACCGCAGTGCTGCAATAGAACATTGCGTCGAGAATACGCGCCTTGAAGGGAAACGCATTGGCCGCAATCAAGATCACTTCCGCAGCACCACCCGCCGCGACAGCAATCCGCATGGTAACCCCGCCTGCCGAAACCGCGCTGGCGGCAACAGGCGCCATATCCACAGCCTGAATGCTCTGCGGCGGTGCGATGAGACCCGAGGCTAACTCGTTCGCGGAATAGGTCACCGCAATCGTCAGCTCCCCCGCTCCCACGCCATCGACAATCGACTTCATGGCAGGGATATCGGTCGACGGACGATCAAACGTCACACTGTCGCCCACCGCAAGCTGGCGGTAAATATCCGAGTAAAAAGCAGCCGATCCACTCACCTTCGTCACAGTCACGCTAGCCATTTTAAGAACTCCTCACCTTGATCTAATGCTTCGAACATGGAGCAGATCGAACATACTCCAACTAGACACTCTTCTGGGTAAACCTGAACACCACGAACTCGGCAGGCTTGTTGTAGGCGACACCGACATCGATAATGACCTTGCCTGCCTCGATGGTCTCCGCCGTATTATTCGTCGAATCGCATTTCACGAAATACGCTTCCGATGGAGTCGTACCTGCGAAATAATTCTCCTGGAACAGTCCACCAAGGAAACCGCTCAACTGGGCTGTAATCCTTGTCCAAAGCGCAGGCCCGTTGTTCTCGAAAACAACCCAATGGGTCGAATTGAAAATCGACTTCTCCAAGAACATGAAGAGCCGCGTAGCGTTGATATGACGCCATTCGCTCTGGCTTGGGCTCGCCATCGTACGAGTACCCCAAACCGCACGTCCTGTCTGAACAGAGTCGACCAACGAGTTGATACGCGCCGGAGAGACCAAATCCCGATCGGTCTGCGTAGGGATTCTCTCTAAGCCGATGCAATAATTCAGAGCACCGTCCACCGTACCCGCAGGCGCTTTGCCGACATTCTTATTGTTGTCTGTTCGAGCATAGACGCCTGCGATGTGGCCCAACGGAGGTACGGTCAAAGGACGACCGTTCGCCAGTGTATCCGCAATCTTGATCCAAGGCCAGTAGCACGCGGCATATTTTGAGTAACGTCCCAAAGTGTAGCGAATCCAGGCAACCGCGTCCTGTGCAGAAAGACCCTGCGGGGTCGTCAGGAGCACGAACCGATCTCCCCCTGCCGGCTGAGAACGCCTACTTTCGACGTAATCTAAGAGATCGCCTGTGACGGTCGTGTCTCCCGCGAAATCAGGAATAGCGACCTGCATCAGCTCGTCGATCGCGTTAAGAGCATAAATCCCTTTTGAATCCGGAATCAACGCGGGCGAGGTAAACTGGTCTCGTGAATACGTGCTCGAAGTAAACGTTCCGTCGCTGCCTGCCGTGTAGCTCTTGGTCGTATCGCCGAAAATTTCCGAATGCGTAGTCTCCTCAGGAGCACTGGCATAGCGGACCGTCACCAGGGTCCCGCCCAAAATCTCATCGTCCAGCGTAACCTCAATAGCGCCGTTAGGATACGAAATCGTATTCGTACCTGAAATATCGACAGAGCCAGTCATTGTCCCGGCACTCGTGCTGGAAGGCGTATCCGTAACGGTCTTTGTCTCCCCCGACGTATTGATATAGGAAATGACCACCGAACGCTGCGCAATCGGGGCATCCTCAAGGACCACGCTGAAGGTCCTGCCGGGAGATCCCTCGTCACCTCCGCCGATCACCTGCACACGAGACACGCCATTGAGCTGCCCCGGAGCCTCGTCGGCACCCGTAAGACCTACGCGCACATAATCCGAAAGAGCGTTGATAACATCAGGGAAATAGCTCTTATCCGTCGGAGTATCCAGGTCGGTGCTCTCGAACTGCTCAAGAACGACGTACGTCGCAGAGGCCTCATCATATTCGAGAACATTGCATGTAAACTTGGAGTACGTCGCCGTAGTGACGTCAAGATAATCTTCCTCGCCACGAAGATCGACCCGAAAATCATTCGCCCAAGCGCCCTTAGAAACCGGCGTGAGCGCTCTTGCCTTAATCGTATACGTGGCAAGAATCCTTGCGCGATCGTGAGGTGCCGAAGAACAGGTGAAGCTGTACGCTCCTGTTGTATAGGTCAACGTTCCCGACGAAACGAAGCTGGTACTCAGCAGGTTACCCGACCCGTTATCCACCGCCGTATGGACAGTGCGGTCCGCTGAAACAGACGAAGGAACAGGGGCCGATGCCGGGGTATACGAAGCACGAAGATCTGTCGTCGCCGCGCTGGGAATGTCCGAGCCCGCGAACTTCACCGAAACAGTCCCACTACGATGATCGAAAGACAGCGAAGTTCCCGCAGTAAAGCCCGTGTTCGCAACGCTCTCGCTCAAAACAATAGAACCCGACGAGTCGTGAGTTAGAAGAACAAGACTAGTTCCGCTATCGACTGCCGTAACCGCAAGCAGATTCCCGACACCGTTGATTGCACTTATAATAGCATTTCGAACCTGAGTAACCGTATCCAACGCTGTAAAAGTGACCGCCACCCTTCCAGCGGTTACAGTCGCGTTGCTGTCAAATTCGAATACCGTCGGTGTGCTAATACCATCGTCAATCGTGAACGTCTCACCATCGACAATGCTCGCGCCTGCAACAGCGCGAATTGTCCAAATACGTCCTGTTAAAGACGCGTACGCCTCAGGAATGTTGATGCTGCGATCTCCGCCGCCATCGGGATCGAAAACCAAGGAGAACGTCCCTCGAATGACCCCGTCGAGCGCCTGATCGAGATCACAGAGCCCCCCGACAAGAGGCGTCGAAACTGCTGCTGCAACAAGACCAAGGCCCGTACCCTGCGCCGTCGCAGTCACGAGTGCCGCTGCCGCAGGCGTGCCATTAACCGAAGCAGCAATCGAATTTGCCGTCTCTGATGTAGCGACCGCACCGAGACCGTCTGTCGCTACAGTAACCGTAACAACAGTACCAGAGACACCAATCGAACGTACGGTATTAAGGCCCGCCACCAGATGGATGATAGAAATATCATTCCGACCGTCGCCAACACTCTGGTAAAGAATATCGCCGTTAGCAGCACCAGGGACGATAACCCACGCTTTAGGGTTGATGCGGCCTTCGTAATCTTCAGTGCTATTTACGAGCGCAACCTGATCAGAAAGGTCGCGCTCCCAAAGCGACTGAGTAACGACAGGAGTACCCGTCGACCGCCATCGCAACGAGAAGCTCTCAGGATGAACAGGACTGGTGCCGCCATTATCCTTGATAAGCGACGTTGCGGCTGTCTTGGTAAATGCCGTCGTAGATCCGTCGCCTGTTTCAAGTTCCTGATCGTACGTCTTGCTCAGGATATAGGCAGTAGCCGCAATTGCGTCGCTGGGGACCACGCGGACCACGTACGACCGCACACCGCCGTTATTAAAAAAGGCGGCCATCGTCTCGCCGAGATAAGAATCCGCGACGATTTCGCCGAAGGTATCGCTGAATTCCTGAAACGAGCCGACAATCGTAGCTTCGTCCGTCGGACCCTTCGGAGTAAACCCTGCGATACCGAAAGTGCTAGTCGAAACAGCAGTAATAATCTGCTGCTGAGACGGGACCTCCTCGATAAATACGCCGGGCGACAATAACTCTGCCATGGTGTTTTGATCCTCCTAATCGAAGAACTGCGCGCTGACCGTTCGCCCTGACGTAGGTTTTTAATCCCACATGTTTTTTTCGAGGGGCTCTCAAGTGAGGTTGTACCCCCAAAAGCTCGTGTTATCAAGCCGTTTAGGGTATACTTGCGTACTCATCACAATTGCAGTAAACTGTTCGATTCCCCATGAAGCTACTCGTCGAGCTTCACCCGGACAGAAGGCAGAGTAACGACTGCCTGAGACGTCGTCGGATCCGCGAGATCCAGTTCCGCTTCGACTCGAAGAGAAAGAGCATAACCAACCTGACGCGCTCCGACCTCTGAGAGGTCATCCAGCATCGAAATACCTTCTCGGAAGCACTCGTAGGTGCGAACGTCCCCTACACTATCAGTCACTATGACCTGGCCATAAGCCTGGAACTTGCCCAACAGGTACTTGAAAATCGTGTTCACTTCACGACGGAGCCCTAACCCCTGCCGATGCTTCGCTATGACGGAGACGGTATAATAGATACTCTCAGGCTCGCCCTGAAAATACGTCTCATACGCAGTATAACCGTACCGAGTAGAGCCCCCGCTCGTCACGCCCACAGGGACTGCCGTCGGCGCAGGCACACGATAGTTCGTGGCCCCCGGATGCCATCGCTGCATGTCCGTCTGAATATCGTCCCTGCGCACGATAATAGCAGGAATGAAATACTTCTCGAAGACGTCCTCAGGGTAAGCGAAGGTGACGGGAATACCGGGCAGTCCTGGAGGCGGCGACACGTTGTCGAGCAGAAGCCAGTAATTATCGTCGATGATCTCAGCCCCCATCGTCACAGGAATGCTCTCATCGAACGCACGGATATCCACCATGCCCGCACGGGCACGTCCTTCTGCACGCGCGTTAATCGCCTCAAGCTCGACTGGGGGTATAGTCGCCATATAATTCAACCAAACGAGCGCATCATGGCTTCACGGACCGCGTTTTTAGTCAACTCGGAATTCTGAGCAGCAGCCAACCAACGGCCTACCTCAGAAGGTGACGAGCTGGCGGTCGGAAACGGAGGCAAGAGACCTTTCGCCTCCATCGCAGTCGCGACCTCTTCGATGAATCGAAAAGCCTCTTCGGGCTTCTGCTTGAAATCCAGACAACGGTCATGGACCTCGTTCATGACAAGCTCGATAAACCGAAAGAACTGCCGCTTCGGCTCCTGGTAGTTCGCTGCGGGGTTGTTGCGATCCTTATTCATAATAGAGGTAATCCCCAGTCGCTTGTGAATGTCCGAAAGAACTTCGTTGAGACTGCTGCGATCCATGACACATCACCTGAATTTAAGACCCAGACGCTGCATAAAAGGTCCAAAAGAGGAGAGCCTCGTCGCGGCGATCTTTTTCTTGGTCTCCGTCGGCCAACCTGCCCACCCAAGAAAAAGAGGATCCATAAAGCCTTTGACCAGATCAGGGCTTTTCAGCAAAGCAGGGACCTCTTTGCGTACAGTCTCGCTGATCCCTACCCTCCAATGGGGTTGTGGTTTCCTGTTGACCCCGAATTCTGCCCGAAGAGCGAACTGGGTCATATCTGTCGTCGCATAGCCTTTAGTCAGACGATTAAGCTTCGCTTGTGAACGATCGCCTGTTGTCTGGGGCACCTGAACTGCGCGAAGCGCCTTTGTCCACTGGGACCTCGTCTTTCTGCGCGCTCTACGAACAGCCTCGACTTCCGCTGAAGACACCACTCGCTTGATAATCGTCCCTTCGCTCGGAGAAATGTAGCGAGGGATCGTGTCCATAGTCCACGGTCCGAACTGCTCCAACACAGCGACATAACGACTCGAAGCACCCTGCGACTTGCGGCTTTTCACGTACAAAACCACCGAGCCTCTATCCTGCTCTCGAAGGGCTTTGGGCTTTGATACGGACTGAAGGACATAATTGACAGAATTGTCGGAAGATCCGTTCACACTGGAGACTGTCAGCGACTTTCGGTATTCGGCGAATTCCTTGGATCGTGGGATCCTATTTTTGACTTGAGCCTGGGCCTTCGAGGCCAGCTCATAGCCGAACTGCTTCAGATAATTCTCTCCACGATCTTCCCACTGGTTAAACATGCGGTACGCACGCTTGGCAGAAGGCTCCATAGCGACTTTGATCTCGAATCCTCTAGTCACGGTGCCCCTCTGCCTCGGCGAAAGCTTGTTCCGTCTGGATCATTTCCTCGACAAGGGTATTTTTCGTGTAGCGCCCGTTCACCGAGGTCACAATACCTTTGGGGCTATGAACCTCAAAAACAACCGGAACGCCCTTCTCGGCCTTCAGTCGATCAAAGAGACCAAGATGGACCTTACACACTCCGATTGCTTGACGCCAGGCCTGTCCCTTGACACCGAAATCGGCCAGAGTTCCACACACAAAACAGCGATCTTCGAGATTGGATATAGGCCCTTCGTAACGGGGGAAATCGAGTCCTGCAATAGGGCCTCCGCAGGGTAGCAGCGTGGTACAAGAAGGGAATGGAAGTCCCTTCTCTCGGCCTTCCCAGAACCGAGAACACGTAGCACAGACCACAGACACTCCTTGATCTATGGCTTTTTTAACACCGACTATATCCAACACCATAAACTAAGGCGGCAGGATCTTCCGCTCCGGTCCGAATTCGCTTCGTCTCTTGATTGTTACTCTGAAACCTACAAATGACGAGCTATCATGAAGGTGCCCATCAGGCACTGCCTGGATAATGTCGAAAAAGTACCCGGCTTTGGGCACCTCAGTGTGCGCCGCTTCCTTTGCAAAAAAAGGTGTGTTCCAGAACCGGAGAATATCTCCTTCGGTGGGGTTGGGGGCTTGAACCTCTTCCAGTGAGGCTCGTGCAATCCACGCTGTCGCATCGAAATGCACTCGAAAACCCTCTTCCCCTACAATGGGATTCTGGGAAGGCGCAGAAACCCACACAGACATTCGATAGCCCTTAGACCATTCCCTCTGAGTAGGTTCGTCGTAAAGCGCATCTCTTTTGGACTGTTTCAGCTTTAAGCTGAAGAAATCGACCTCTGTACCCCAGATGTTGTTCGACTCCTTCGCCCAGATATCTCGAAGAGCTAACTCCTGATCAGACAGACGAAAAGCCTCTTCTCCAGCACGGAGAGGTGCGACCTTCATATTAGGCAGCATAAGAGGCTTAATCTTCGTCTTCGGCATAATACTTTCAAGGACCGTACGGTCCTATTCAGAATAAACCGGCCGTTATCCTACCAGAAGACCCATGGGGAAACCGCTCTGGGCGATCTCGTCCTCAAGAAGCTGGAGCTGCGCCTCCGCCTCCTGAATCAGACGCGTTCCATCGAGACTCGTCTGTCCCTGCGCAGTCGCATAAGAATCGTATTTAGACCGGACAACACCGAGCTTCTGTTTGGCTTGCGCAAGAGCATACCGCTTCACAAGGTCATGATCACGCTCGTCGAGCTGTTCTATCGTAATCGTAATCGATTTATACGCTACAATGATCGTGCCTGAGCTTTTCCGCGCAGGAAGAATATACAAGGTCCGTCCGTCCTGTCTCCAGTCCATCTCCGCCCCAGTCACACGCTTTGCCAGCTCTAAGTACATAATGGACTGCGCGTACGTAGAGATCAGGCCCATGGTACCTGGTGTCGGAAACAAATTGTAAGGGACGCTGTGATCCAACAGACCCATCGGGTCTATGAGTGTATTGAAGTCGTCTGTGGTTTGAGAAAAAACGACATCGGTGACAGTGTCGACATCCTCGGGCAATGTCAGCTCGGTAATAGAAGACGCCACAAAGACGTTAAAAAGGCGCTTCACTCCCTTTTTCGCAGTAAACCACCGACGCGCTTCTTCTACCGCATCGTCAAGGTCGTCCTGGGTCAGCTCTACCTTCAACTGAGGAGCCCCCAGCCGTCGCAAAATAAACTGCTGAAGCTGCTCCTGGTTCATGAGCTGACGTGTCACGGACTACCTCACTTTTTCAGCTTAAACCCCGGACGTCTCGGCTGAAGAGAATGCTCAGTAGCTTTCGGGCGCTCGTCTGTCTTCGCTATTTCAAGTAAAAGCTCCTGCTTTTCCAGAGGAGCTTTTGCCTCAAGGGGAACAAGAGGAGGAGACGTCGAGTCCAAAATCTCTACAAGACACTGAGGGCAATAACGAGCCCACTCGTCTCCTTCGAGAACCTGATCATTTCGCAAACGACCGATTCCGGGAAGGACAACAAGGTTCAAGTTATCTCGTTTCTTAAACCGCCTCATTCGTCCTCCTCGCCCTCCTCAGCCTCCACCTCGTCGTCTTCCTCGTCAGAAGACTCCTGAATTTCAACCGCCTCATCCAGAACCGACTTGAAATTCTCTACAGCCTCGTGAAGCTGTGTGAAATTGGAGCTGAGTTGATCCAGCGCTTTGCGGATATTCTCAAAAGCAGAACCGAGCCCTTCGACAGAATCAGGTGATTCTGCAAGCGGGGAGGGGCTGTCGATCCTCCCAATGTCTTTCAATTCTTCAAGAAGCGCGATCGTGCTCTTATTTGACATTTCCAGACCTCTAGTAAAAACGGCACCTGCGGGTGCTCTAAAAAAAACAGTAAAGACAGGCCCGGATACACCACCGGGCCTGTCGATACTTTATGTAAACCGGCCTAAAACCGATTTACAGGTTCGTCACGCCAAGCTGCCCGTAGAACTCCTGCCGGAGAGCCTTCTTCGCGTAACGTGTCCGCATACCCTTCCTGAAGCTGAAGTCATTCGGATCAAGGAAGGTCGGCGTGACCTGGAGCGGAATATAAGGCGCCCAAGCATACCCCGCGTCAAGGTAGCTCGCACCTTTGAGACCGATCAGCATCTTATTGCGGGTGAAGAACGGATCTTCGTACACCACCCACTTATTAAGAAGCGTACCCGTCTTGTAGATGCCGAACTGACCATGCGGTGCACCGCCCGGCATGATCATATCGATCGGCGTCTGCGACGACTGCCCGCCAGCAATCGGGCCCCACAGCGGCCGGAAGTCGCCATGCGTGGTCAACTGCGCAAAAAGAGCCGAGACCTCAGGGCTAGTCACGATCCAGTTTGCAGGAGCACGCAACGACTTCTTGTGAATGAGATTCGACACGGTCGAGATCGGGGTGATCATCGCACGCAAATGATCGATCTCGCTCACACCGCCAGGCGGAATACGATCGAAAGTACCCGTCGTACCCGTCGAAAGGAGCAGAAGATCGTTGATGATCTCACGATCAATCTCAAGAGCAATCTCCTGAGCGATCGACGAAACCAGCTCGGTCTCTGCATCCACACCGTGAAGAGTCCGAAGATCCTCAGCGGCTTCAGACGAATAAAGCGCCTTCAAACGTCGAGGCTGAGCCTCGACCGGCGCCTTCTTGATATCGAGATTCACCTGCGGAATCTTCGAATTCAACTCACCATCGTAGTAGTAGTACGCCTTAATCGGGTTTCCAGAAGCAGGCACGTTCTGGAAATTGAAAGACGCAACGCTGCCGTTGGCGTAGTTGATCATGCCGGCCACGTTCGCGCCGGTCGGGCTGAACGTAAACCCGCCCGTCCCGTTATCCGTAGCGACCTGGACATCGGCACCTGTTGTCGCGTTGATCTCCTTGATCACAACGCTAAAACCACGTGTCGTATCCAGCGGGCGAACCGGCGTGAAATTCAGAACGGCTGTGAGCACTGCCGTAGGCGCAGCACCACCGTACTTCGCTCCGTCACCTGTCGCGAGAGGCTCTCCGTTGATGAACTCCGAGCTGTAGTCGCGATCGAAGTCACGCGGGAAAATATTCCCCTCGGTCGTGCCGCCCTTCGTGGTGCCGTACACGTAATCGAGGAAGAAAACCGCCCCGACAGGCGCGGTCATCGGCTGAACCGAGACAATCTCATTCGCAATGAGATTCGGGAACACTCGACGAAGTACCGGGAAAATAAACTTCGTAAAGCTGCCCGTGTTGACCATGCGCGTCTCTTCGGAAAGGCTCCGAAGATGTCGCGCCTCGTTTTCCATGATCATCGCAGTAATGCCACGAACATACTGATCGTGAGCACTGCGTGCTGGAATGCCCTCAAGTAAAGGGGCCCATTTGTTCTTACAAGCGGCCACGTACGTATCATCTCCGACCGTACGACGACCTTCTTCCGACAGAATCTTACGCGCCTGACTCATTAGGCGTCCTCCTCAATTACGACGGGATACCAGACAAAACCTTGAGAGTGCCGAGATCGACACCAAGGTCATTGTAATTGCTTTCAACAAGGCCGCGTTGATCCGTCGGCTCTTCATCGTCCAAAGGCGAGGGTCCATACCCGCCCTTGGTCATAGAGCGTACTCGTGACCGGATGGCCTCCAATTCATCTGCATCTCTCGCTGGGACCTGGAAGCTGTCGATGATCGCATCGACATCTTCCGTCGTCCCTGGCTTCGATGACTCGATGAGCTTCCTGATTCGAGCAGCATTCGGATGCTTCGCCAGGCGCTGCTCTGCATAGACCTGAACGGCGAGAAGACGATTGAGCTTCGAGCTTTTATTCAGAGCCTCTTCGAGGCGCTCGACTTTTGTTCCGAGTGTCTTCCGATCCTCGGCGATCAACTGGCGCTCGCGCTCACGCTCGCGGGCTAACTTCTCTTCACGAATAAAGCGCCGTCGGATTTCCTTACGGGTCGCATCGACCCGATGCTTGATATCCTCGACACTCTCGTACATCGAAACTTCACCGACGACGCTGCGAAGCATGTCCGCATTTTCATCGCCGGCAATGTAGCGTTCGAGCGCGTATTTGTATCCGATCTGTTTGGATATCTCAGCCAGTTCGCCGAGCTGCTCCTCAAGACCTTTGATAACCAAATCGCGATCCGCCAACTCCGCCTGAAGCCGCGTGACCTCGTTCCCCTTGCTCTCCAGCGCAGACTGAAGATCTTCCGGAGTAACGATACTCGGAATAAGCTGCTTGAGCTGCGTCAGAGCTGAGAGAACAGCGGCCGTATCGACAGGAGGCGTCTTTGCCGTCTCCACTTTCACAGCCTCACGCTGATCCACATTTTTCTGGGCAAGCTCCGCGGGCTTATCCTTCTTCGTGGCTTCAGGATCGGGCTGTTTGGCCTGAACATTAAGTTCCTTATTCACGACCTGTTCCCTCTCCTCATAATAAACATCAGGGTAGGAAGTCCGATTGGCAGGATCGGCCACGAAATCGAACGACAAAAGCCGATAATCCTCCTGGACTACCTCGTCGCCTTGATCGTTCGGAGTGGTCGATCCGTAACCACGGGACGATACCCCGATTTTAGCATTAGACCGCAGAAGAGCCTGTAAATCACGGCCCTTCTGTGTGTCCAGGATCTCTGCCTCGCCAACAACGACTCCGTTGTCGTCGACATGCAAATCCGTAATAATGTGGGAAACGCGCTGAAGCAGCGTTCGACCGTCACTGGGATGATCAAGCTCCCCCAGCATTTTACGTTCTACAATGTCGCTAGAAAGGCGATTTAACTCGCGCTCCCAAAGTTTGGTCTTGTAAAACCGTTTGTTGGCTGTGGCGACATTTCCTCGGGCAAACTCGCCCTTGACGAGGATTTTACCTGGTTTATCAGCGGATTCGACCAGTGTCATCGAAAACGGACACGTGTCGATCAGTAGCCGACCCTCAGGCTTGGATGACCGGCTGCTCATTTAATGCCTCCGCCACCTGAAATTTGACTTAAAAGCAGTTCCATCGAGCGATGAACTTTCAGGACTTCGGCGCATGACCGCTCTTTTTTGCTTAAAAGGATTCATGTACCGATGCTCCGCTCCTATCACCTCTCGTCGCCCACTTGCATACGCCGTACGCCGCTTACGCCAGGCTTCGAGAAGGTCAAGAACACTCAGCATTCCTTCTTGGACTTTTTTTTATCCTTGGAAGGCTTTTCCTCTTCAGAGTCGTCCTCGGAATCCTCTTCCTCGTCGCTCTCCTCGGAGTCCTCTTCCTCATCGTCCGCTTCGACGACATCTCCATAGACGTCCAAGCCGTCAAGAAGGGCGGACATCATCTCATGGAAATCCGACTCGACGACAGAGACATCGACCTCATCAAAGGCGCCTTCCTGAAGCGTGGCACTCAAAGACTCCGCCTTACCAGCGGCGTCCTCTGCGAGGGCACTAAATTCCTCAGAAAGTCCCTGGAAGCCTTCAAGCATCTCCTCATCAACGTCTTCGTCCTGCGCAAGAGCCTCGGCAATCTCCGCAAAACGCTCCGAGAGGACATCGGCCACAACCGCCGTGTAGGCGAAGCTTCGAACAATCTCGTTATTCTCGGATTCCTCGAAATTCGCAAGAAGAGCATCGACCTCAGAGGCCAGCTCCTCTGCCTCCTGCGTCACACCAGCGGTCTCTTGATCGTCCGCAGCATCTTCCGACTCTGAGGTGTCTTCGACCTCGACATCTTCGCGAAGACCCTTCACATGTCGAGCATAGCCCGAAGCAAGTGACCCGCTGCTGCTGCCGCGCCGTTTATATTTCTTCGGCTTGCTGCCCTCTTCAAGGGGCTCGGCAACAGTTGTGGGGACCGAAAGACCGATCTGCGCGAGATCTTCTTCGAGCGAACAAACATCCTTAGCGGTTTTAGGATACATTAACGTGCCCTTTCATTATTGGAATCGACCAGCCTAACGGCTACAGAAGAAACATATTCAACCGACTGCTGGCTTTTTTCCAAAAAAAGCCCCACGTTCTCATGCAGCTCGGTCAGACGCTCTGGATCTTTTTCGACCTTCAGAGCCTCGCGAAGAAATCGAAGGGCGACAGACGAGTCGTACCCCAGATCTTCGCAAAAATAAGAAAGGGTACGTGAGCCGCTAGAAGCCTGCGCGCTCTCAAGCACCCTCCTATGGGTCTCCAGATCCTCGATCACCTTAAGAAGAATGTTCTCAGCCTCTTTAAGGTCTCGCTGAACGGCGGGTAAGAAACGAGCGAAGTCCTCAGCAGAAGCGCAATACCGAAGGACAGGTCGAAAGCCAGATCCCTCTGACGGAGGAAGGACCCCCCGCTTCTCAAGCGCCTCACTGAGATGCTTCCAGGGGCGAGGAGACGTCAGATGAGATAACACCGCTTGGCTATAACCCTGACTTACTGTACTTTCTGAGTATCCGTCCGAAGAGGCATCGATAGGTCGTTTGAGAGAGTGTGGTACTTGTCGGTCCGTGCGGTCCACCAGCGGCCTCGATCCAGCTCAGTCAGCGTGATTTCATAGCCGATCTGAGATCCTGCATAAACCCACTAAGCTCACGGATTTGCTTGGCAAATTGCTCGTCGTTTTTGAGCAGCTTCTCAAAATTCTCTTCGGCTCTCTTTTCGGACTCACGATCTCCAGATAGGAGGTCACGTTCCCAACTACCAGAGGTTTTACGATTGCGCAAGACCCTAGCAGCGAATTGTGAAGAGATTTCGGGATGTCCGCTTGCAAGCGCCCTCATCACAGACTCGGACTGGCCAAAAGACGGCTGCTGTTGGACACCTGCCGGCGCTTGCCCAGGGCTTTGTTGGGGTGCGGGTGTCAAAGTCGGAGCTGCTGGCGTCGCAGCCGCTGCGGCTTTGTTCATATACTGCATGCTAGATGCCTGCATTCGGGCCTGCTGCTCTCCACGACGCTCGTCATCCCGCTCCTTCTCTTTACGGATCTGAATGATCTCCTCGTCGGTAAAGTCAAAAATACGCTGAAGAATCCAGCGTTCTGACACAAACGCCTGAAGTCTCGCCGCGAGATCAGCCCGTGCATTCTGAACTTCAATCTGAGCAAGATGGTAAATTGCGGACGGAACCGTAAGATGGATATTATATTCCGTGTCATACGGATTGATGTCGAGAGCGGCCAAGTGAACCCGGGTCAGCTTATGTAGGCCTGTTTTGAGACCTAGCTGTACACGTAGAATGGTCCGAGCAAACCGAACATCCTCACTGCTGAGAACTTGACGCGAAGCGCCTTCATCCTGGCCTAAATAGCTTTTAGGCACCTTGACAGCAGCAAAGAGACGATCCCTGAAGTAATTGATATCGTCCATGGACTGCCACTGAGGCGAGCCCATGACTTCGACACGCGCCCCGTCCTGGCCTTTACGTCGCGGGATCCAGAAGTCATCGTCAGGCCCCAGACCGTCCCATTTGAGATTCAGCTTCCCTGTCTGGGGATCGTAGATCTTTTTCTTCTTGTACATCTGCTTGACGCGGTTCACGTACGCAAGCGCCTCAGCAGGAGGGAGATCGCCCACATCCACATAAAACGCGAACCGCTCAGGGGCTCTCTGAAGACGGTAAACAAGCGCAGAATCCTCGATTAACCCAAGGCGCTTGAAAATCCACCTGCCTGCTTCAAGCACACTGTGCCCGTAAGCAGAGCGCCTATACCGCCCTCTCAAACGAAAATGAACAACTTCCCAATCTTCAAAAGGAACCGCGCGATTCCGGTCGGTCGCTTTGATATCCTCTTCATCGGGAGCGGTTCCTCCAAACTTTTTGAACCGCTCTGCCAAGATTGCCTTGAATTCCTTAGGACCCCAGCCCTGTCGTCCCCTGAAATCCTGGACGAACCCATACAGCTCGCCTCGCGAACCCTCTACACGACGCATGGTAGCAGGAGGCAAGAAATTAAGACCGACAACACCTGAGGGTGCTACGAGTAACTCCTCAAAATCATTGCCGTATTTACAGAGGGTCCGTGCGATCTCCCATATCTCTTCGTCCAAACGGAGCGTTCTCTGAAAAAGATCACGATCGAGGATGTTTTGAAGGGTTCGATCAGGGGAGGTCACCCATACAGTACGCTTCAACTCCTCGTTAGGCTGCGTCGAATCGTCTGCAAAGATGTCGAGGGCCGGCGAAAGAAAGGCATCCTCGTCCATCTCCTCATAATCGGCGTACCGAGACATCAAGTCGTTTTCGACTGTCAGCCTCTCTGCAACAGCATCGTAACCAAAGGCCTGGAGCATATCCCGGCCGTAGGTGTACATAGGCCCCGAAGCAGTGCTGCCTTTAGCCAGCTCTTTCGAGGCTTGCTCTTTGTCAAAGCGAAACCATCCTCGAATAAGGCTGGCTGTACCTGTAAGAAATCCCATCGGAACCTCTGAACTCAAAAGCTATTCGGATCCCAACCACTGCCCCAATCGGCGCCCCCGCTAATAAAAGGCGGCATCAGATCGGACATCGACCCCTGAGAAGGAGCCAAGGGTAAAATGGAGGGGGCGTTGGTAAAGTCTGCCATCCCTAAAGAAGGAGGCGTCGGCATCAAAGGAGACGTGTTCCCCTGGTTCGCAGCGTACCCAGGATCGACCCAGAACATGGGAGACATACTGGAGCTGGAGACTATGGGAAGAGGCATATTGGTATGAGCCTGACTTAAAGTGAACAAGGCCCCTGCCAGCGCATCCGCGCAGTCCTTGCTGCCCTTGGGAGGGTGGTCGACCTTATTCTTAGTCGCGTGCTTTTCAAGCTGCCTCAGCTCGACCTTCAGAGGCTCGTAGTCATACAAGACCACACGGTCCTCATATAAAGCAAGCTTAAGATTCTCGTACGGCTCTAGTGAAGTATCCACAGATACAAGCTGCGCATTGTACCCTTTTTGACTGAGCTTTTGAATGGTGTCCGCCGACTGAAATGAGTCAGTCGACACCGAAGTAATGGTGTAGCCATGACTCGTCAGCTCGTAAATGAGCCGACGTATATCTCCCAGTACAATCTCTCCGCCTATCGGTGGAATGATCTGAAGTACGACATCCACGTAATAGATAGGAGCGCGCTCCAGGTACTCACGTTGATCCTCTGTCCTTCGGATAACGTCTTTCCAGCCTGCGATATGAGACATGCAGAAACCAGCGCAGTCTCCTGATAAGGCGGGGTCTATATGAACGTGACGTACTGCGCGAGGATTCACGAGAGGACGCACAACCCGCGTCGTTCCTCCACCAGAGACCCTCTCACTAAAGGCCCCTGTCATAACGCTCCAAAGGAAGCTGCCTCCTTTGGACATGTCGTAAACAGGAGTCGAAAAAGGATGGGCCCTACTGGGATCGATCGCATCCTGAATCTTCTCTCGTTTATGAATGAAGGGATGAAGCGCCGCTGTCGCCCGCCCCGCCAGATCGCGGATGGCGCCTTCAAGGTCACGCTCAAAGTCGGCACGGAACTCTGGAGGGACCGCGATGATCTCGGTACCTTCAGGAAGCTGCTTACGGAACGAATCGACCTCCTCCGGCTCCAAGATCCGCGAGAGAGCTACTTCGTTGCCACAAAAGACATGAAAGCAGTTCTCCATGTCATAGGCCTCAGGCTTCACATCCCAAAGTGCATAATCTAGGGCATAGACACTCGGATCACTCGCAGACTCTCGGATTTTTCTCTCGGTGAAATCGTCGTTCGACTGTTTCGACGAGACGAGAAAAAGGATCCCAGGAAGGCGGCCTCGTTTCTCGAAACGCGACTTCATACGACGCTTGATCGCGTTATAGATGACCTCGGCCTGGTCATACCTAGGGACGCCTGGTATATTACGAACAGACTTCTGAGGCTTGGCTAAGAAGTTCGTCTCGTCGAGAAACGCCGCGATAGGAGCAAGACCTAACGCAGACGTGTCCGTCGTCGCTCGTGCCGCCACCCAGATATTGTTGGGAAACACAAGCTCCTTTTTCATGGCCTTGAACGGGAAATGCTGCTGAAAATACTCGCTGGCCTTTATCTTGGCTGCGATGTACTCAAAGGCTACTTTAATCGCAAGCTGTTCCGTGACAGAGAGGCATATGGCCGATATTTTAGAATCTGCCGCGAGACCGAAGGCTTTCTGTGGGCTCTTCATGCAAGAAAGCTCGTAAAGAATACGACAGATTCCTATAGACGCAAAATAGCTTTTCCCGTAGCCAATGGACCCGCTGACAATAACCTCGTTGTAGCCCCCGCTGAAGACGTTCTTCAAATCCTCAAAGAGCACCCGATACGTATTCCCACATGTCTCCCCAAGAAAATGAGGATCATAGACGAATGTCTCCAGATCTACAGGCGTGTTCTTATACTGCGCATTGTTGAGAACATCGATAATGGTGGGCTGACCTTGGAGATCGGTATTTAGCTCCGCCAGCATCAGCTTTAGAGTCTCAATCTCCTCAGCCGTCAGAGATCCTAACTCTTTTAGAATCGAAGACTCTTCGTCAGCACTGCCCCGAACGGTCTTGTACTGACCCCCTTCTTTAATAATAGGCATGAGCTTCTCCCTCTTTTAGGTCGGTTCCTCTGAGGTAACTTTTGCCATCAATTTCTGCCCCGTCGCCCCCTCAGCGCTTACAGGCACAGGCGCGTCGGTATCTTTATTGAGCGTAAGAAATTTCTCTAAAACAGAGGCAGAAATCGAACCATCCGAGACAAGAAGCCTCTGGGCAACCGAGGCGATCCGCTGGCGCTTTTCTGGATCTTCCAGCACCCTTGAGACCGCTTCGGATCCATAACGCGCGCCGATGTCGTCCATCAGCCGCCCTTCCATCTCGACTAGACCCAAATGCCGCTTCGAGATGCCCAGATCCATTTTCAACTGAGCACTTGTCTCAAGGATCTCTTTCGCAACACGCATCTCCTGAACCATGGTCGGAGACAGCTTGTTCTTCTCATCTTCAAGCTGAACCCCTTTCTCTATCCGCTTCAACTGAATGCGGTAGAGCTTTTCCAGCTCGGACAACTCGTCTAAGCCCTGGTGAAGTTGCTGCGCGACCTTCGTGTGAAGAGGCATCAGCCTCTGGTTCACAACGCCTTCGGGAAGATCAGAGACAAACTCGCCTGGAGGGATCGACTTTCGAAACTCGTCTACACGACCCGCTATCAAAGGCCGGGGGTGTTTTGCAACCTGAGGCTCTTCCTCCAGAAGATAATCGACCAGCGCTCCTGTCGTCCAGCCCGCGACCACTCGCTTTCGGAACTCCGAAAAGCATTCGAGTCCTCGTAAAAACTGGTGGTCGTCCTTGCGTGAGACGGGTTTCAGCTTCGGACCGGGCATTGAAGGTCGTCTAGGCAAGACAAATCACCTCAGAGATCCAGACTAGCACTTACCTTATCAAGCGCCAAGAGCTGAAGAATGGGGGAGCTTACTTCGCGTCCGCCCAGGTCTTGCCGCTCCCTGGATCTACGCGAACTGGTACTGATTTCAAGAGGGTAGCCATAGCCTCTTGCATCCCGATGCGCAGCTCGTTCTTCACAGCCTCAACGAGATCTGCGTCGTCGTCAACCTCACAAATAATCTCATCGTGCACATGATGGACCATCTTCGCTCGATCTCCAAAAGGCTTCAGACGGAAATAAACCTCGCGCAACGCTCGTTTAAGACCGTCCGCACCTGTCCCCTGGACGGGTGTGTTCATGAACTCGCTATACGTATTCTCGGCTTCCAGGTAACGGACGCGTCCTGAGAGGGTGCGCGTAAACCCGCAGCGCTTCCCGTCGTTCACCGCTCGTTTGTGCCAGCGCTGAATCGATGAATACTCAGAAAAGTAACGTTCGATGAACGTCTCGGCTTGCCGCTTGGTCATCGAAACCCCGTAGTTGGACTGCGCGTAAAGCACCAACTTGTCGGCCCCCATACCATAAATCAACCCGAAATTCACTGCCTTGGCCGCTTGCCTCTGCGCCTTGGTGATATCCTTCTCCGCGACGTTGTTGATGACCGCTGCCGTATGGTAGTGAGCGTCCTTGTCCTCTTTGAAAATCCGAAGGAGGGTCTCGTCCTGAGCGATCTCCGCCGCAATCCGCATCTCGATCCCTGCGTAGTCGGCGACCACGTAAACCCTGCCGTTTTCCGGTCGAAAACACTCCCGAAACCGGGTGTCCCTGGGAATCTGCTGCAAATTAGGAGCAGAGCACGAAAAACGGCCTGCCCCTGTAAAAGGATAATACTGAGGATGGATTCTCCCTGTCTTAGGATGCACATACTCAAGAAAACTCGGCCCGAAAGCCGCAAGACATTTACTGTACTCGCGGTACTTGAAAATATCCGCAATCACAGGCATAGCACTGAGGAACTGCGCCAGGTCAATTTCAGCCGTGTTGGCTATTTTAGGGTTGAGCTTCTGAAGCGCTACCAGAAGCTGCGGGGTCGAATCGAGATTCCATGAGACATCCATCCCCGGCAACGTCAACTGTGAAGAAGGATTTGGAAGCTGCGCGAGGAGCTTCTTTTTGTATTGGTCGGAAAGAGATTTATTCTCACGAGCCAAAGCCAGCCAGCGCGGCTGATCAATGTAAAAACCTTTCAACTCGACAGCGGACTCCGGGAGGACAGATCCAAACTCGATCAGCGCACAATGCTGAAGCCCAAAGGAGAAAATCTGCTTACGTAAAGAATCACGAAGTGCAGGAAGGAGGATAACGTCGTCCGCTGCATAATCATACTGCTCTTTAGTCAGGGCTCCCGCCCAATTCGACCCGCCTAGATCCTGGGTTCGAGGGAGCATGCCCAGCTCACGGGAATAGAGAGTGTAGAGGTCATGCGGGACCTTCCGACCATTGTGAATAACGGCGCTCGCTCTATACGTATCAAAAATAGGCCACAGCTCTAGATTATAATGGTGAAGTAACCACTTCTGATCGAACTTGGCATTCTGAATAATTTTGACCCCTTTCGAGGTCCGGAGCGCTCCTTCAAGCGGACCCAACCCACCAGTCTGGAAAAGGTCTACGACGAACGCTTCCTCGGAACACCCTATAGAGATGAGACGAATATCGCCGTCCAGTGGATTCAGGGCCGTTGTCTCAAGGTCCAGCGCAAAGGCATCTGCTTTTTGAACAGCTTCGCAGACTTTCCCGAGGTCCGCACGGTCCGTAACCAGCGTATACTCAAGATCTCTCACCAGGAGGCTTCATAACCAGGCAGGCAGAAAGTGTAAAGCAGAGTCACTGCGATTGCATTTTCTTGCGTCGAGCCGTCACCCTGGCCTGTAACCTCTGACGAAGGCCAGTCAAAGCAACCGACGAATCTCCCGAATCACGATGCTTGTACCTAGGGTCATAGACAGCGCCTCTTATTGTACTTTCTCGCTCACCCTCAGGTTTTCCCTTGAAGGCGCGCCCTGTGTACTTAGGGCCGTACGTGGTTTTCCGCAAAGCGACTGTTTCGCCCAGCGACCGCCTGAGAGCTTCCGTCAAAATCAACAGTACCGTCGACATGCGAACAACCCTACATCGAAGTGAGCAAGAACGCTAGTCCTGCTGCTGAAGTGACGGAATCACATGGTCTGCCATACTCCGTGCTTTATCTGAAATAAGATACAGATCGTTACGGAGATGAAACGCCAAGTAGAACATATCCTCCCGCACAGAGGGGTCCAAATCCTGCTCTGCGGGAAGAACCGCAAGCCTCTCTGTCCAACGTCGGACCTGATCTAACAAAGAATATAACTCCGTAGTCACCGTATCTCTCGGAAGCCCGAACAAAAACATTAAAAACCTCGGTTATTCTGTGCGAGCCAACGCTTCGAGCGTATCCACCCCGAACACAATCTCTCCCTTGGACGGATCGTACGCAATCAGCCTGACATTAAGAGAGGATTCTAACCCGTTCAGGTATTCCTCCAGCACTCTCTCCTCTTTCGTGAAAGAATGTGTCGCAAGAAAGTTCGTACAAATCAGGTCGAGGTTGTGGCTCTTCTTATCCGACTTGGACAACCGTGCGGCCGTCTCCAAAGCCTTCTCCACGTTCACTGCTTGCTCGGGGTACAGCTTGAAAGCTTCGTTCTTTAAGGCCTCGGGTTTCGGAATCTTCGTGTCGACGTCGTTAAGATCGATCGTCTCACGATCCTCCCCATACTCTTCCTGAACACGATCCAGGTACTGATTCACAAGCTGACAGAGCTTGGCGTGACTGATCTGCTCCGCCTGCTCAATCCACTCTTCCGCATTATGCTGGTTAATGACACGGATAAGCTCGCGCACCTTAGAAAAGCCCAACGCCACAAGGCGTGCTTTGATCGATTCGTTGAGCCGGTTCCCCAGATCGACTTCCAGTCGATACCAGATCCTACGAAGCCGCTGTGCCCGCTTAGGCTCGATATTCAGATCCTGACGGACATATTCATCGAAAGTCTCAAATCCCCACGATCGGTAAATAGGTCCTTTCTCGGGATCTCCATCGACAGGAGCGTCGTAAATGGTATAAAGAAGACGGGCCAACTCCATATAGCCCTCTTCCACTTTTGTAGCGAAATCACGCGCCTTGCGCCGAACACGGCGTCCCCAGTCGGCAGATCCGACATCGGTCACAGTCTCAGTCTGGACTTCCTCATACGCATGCATAAAATCACTCCACTAAAGAACGAGCCATCCGAACGACTTCTGAATCCAAACAAGCTTCGATAGAAGCAAGAGCATCAAAGGCATGTTCGACGTCTTGTTTGACAAAGGCCTCTGGAAAAACCTGGAACTTGGAGGACACCGCCTCCTGGATCTCGAACTTCGAGGCGTTCTTCCGTCCGCACAGCTTCTCTTTTAGCTCTTGCGGCGAACACTGTACCACAGGCAAGTCATTGAGTGCCGATAAAGTCCCAAGGATCCCCCAACAAATTCCGAGCTGCTGCGCCACAGAAGCCGAAGGTGGGAAAGACATGGCCTCTGCCGAGATAACCCTTATGTTCAAGTCGGACTTCTCAAATATGCGCGTATTAAGCTCCAAGGCTATCTCACGAGCCCGTCGAAGCCGGTCGTCTGACGCCCTAACCTCACGTTTTTTAGCCGACTGCTCCGTATGCAAAGCACCCATCAAAGGACGACCATGCCTATCTCTCACAAGCTCACAGGTTTTCCTGGAAAGGGTCACAACCGCATAGCCTATATTGGCGAGCCCGGGATCGATGCCGAGCATATGTATCTGCGCCATTATTCCGCTCGCACCTTCATCTCGACTAGACGAGAGACAAACGCGATTGAGCCTAAGATCCGATCAGCGTCGTCTGTCTTAACCAGGCAAGAATCTTCGCTTTTTTCAAAAACCGCGCCCATCGCGTCCTCAGTGTCCTTGATCAGACGCTTGATATCTTCTTGCCTCCGCTTACCCCACTCGGACTTGTACAAAAAACACCAAGAACACAATGCCAAAAGCGAGTCTTCGGCCGAAGCAGATCGAAGTGCAGGATCCAGAAGACCCCAACGAGCCACTGTTCGATGACAGCAACTACAGGCGACTCCCCAGAGAGCCTTCGGCAAAGGCTGAAGATAACGAGGATCCAACAAAAGTAGATTGTCAAAAGCCACGATACCGCTCCGTCATCGAAAAACAAGGGCCTACGACCACGCAATCACGTGCGCGTGAACAAGACGAATCTGAACAAATACGTTCAGGCAAAATACCTTCCCGTATCCCTCGTTGAATCTCCAACGCGGTCTTTTTGACAGCGTCGGTCGTTTCCCGGTCTTCTTCGATAAAATGCTCGATAAGAGCCTTTGCGCCAAAAGCGCCTTTGTTCCAGTAGATAAAAACAGCCCACTTCAAGCCTGTGAGCATGAAGTACACGTGCGCCTGAATCACATGATTGATATTAGGCGTATTACGGATCTCAAAGGACGACCGCTCGCTGACGGATTTTATTTCCAATAAGCCCAAGCCAGGCAAGGAAGGCAGTCGGAGAAACCCGTCGGGATGGCCCGAAACCCGATAAGCGTCGTCCTTGAAATGAAGTTCGTTGTACACAAACTTGTCGTGCCCACAACGACGGCAGTGCAGGGGACGTGTCATCAGCCCCATCTCCAAAGGACGATGCCTTGGGCGACCCCCGTGGCGTTTGTTGCACCTCAGACACAACCACTGCCCGAGAAGAACTCCGGTTTTAGGCAGGATTTCGTTCTGCATGACCCAATGCAGTCCGGTACCGTGAGCAAAAGTGAGCAGAAGATCTGTGTTAAACCGATTCCGCCGCTCTCTCTTCTCAAGTGAGCAGATTACTTCCTCGCGAGGACAAAGCGCTCCAAACGAAGACGCCCTGAGATACGAATCCTCTGTAAAATAAGGTTTCGCAGAATCCTCGACGAAATAGGACTCAATCAGACTGCGGAGGGACGTTTTGGCTCGGTTCGCCTGAATAATCGCCGAAAAAGCCATAACCATCCTCTCTGTACGGGCTGTAGTTCTGAAGGGAAAAGACCGTCTAATGCTCGAACACAAAGACCTATAAGCGCACGGGTTTCTGCCGCATTGAGGTCCGACTGGCAACCGCTACAGGAGAAACGGCGCGTCTCAGGCGACCAGCACATTACCTCTTCACAAAAACAGCATACGATTAAGGCTTTGAGGTTTTTTCCGTCCTGCTGGGAGAATGTAACCGAAACACGACTCTGGGGCCTGATAAATAGCTTATCTCGCTGCAATTCAATCTCGTGTTCAAGTTCCTTCTCCATGATGAATCAGTCTCTTAAATACCTGTTTGGGCAATAAGACCCAGTCTTCTGCTTGTCCTCGAAGTCCTTCAAAAGTGATAATCACCGCAGGATCCTTCAGGCGTTCCGTAGCTGCGAGGAAGACCTTGGTCAGCCATTCTCGTTTGAGTGCTAAGGACTCTTTTTCTGTCCGTTTATGTTCGACCCAGAAAGAACCGAAGGTGAGATCTGCCCCCTCGGTCGAAATGCTGTCCTTAGATCCTCTGCGTGCCCCTGACTGAAGGAGCCTCTTTCCGCCAAACTCAGCAGCCAGACGCTCCTCGTCCTTTCGGGACTTACGCACCCGCTGAGCCGTGCGCTTCGAGTCTGACAGCCACCTAGGGCCGCTCACAACTCAGCTCTTCTTCTTCGATCGAGTACCCTCGACCGGAGCAGTCTCGGCCGACTCGACCGAATCAGGCGAAGACGCTTTGAAATCCAAATTCAAGAGGTGCTGTTTCACGATATAGGAGAACTCCGGATCGATCATCAAGCGACGCTCGACATGAGAGCGTGCCGAGAATTCCTCTCCGAGGCAAATCCACTTGTTTTTACTCTTGAAAAGGACGCCCTGCTGCTCCGCGACCTCGACTACGGCAGGCTCGTCAATAACAGAGCCTTTCTTTTTCGTCTCCGTGTCCATGAGAACGAGCCTGTAGCTCCCCTCCATCCCACGAGTGCCACCGTATTTGTTCTTCTCAATCTTGAATTCGATCTCGCAGTATTTCGGAAGCTTCGTCGCCTCGTCCAGCTCGGGGTTGTTCGACTTGACACGAACCTCAGTCGAAGTGGAAAAGCCGATTGCAAGCCCTCCGGGCTGAACCTCGGGATTCCCGAACATCGTCATCTTATTGCGAATCTGATTTGTGAAAAACACAGTCGGTCTGCGTCCTCGGTCGTTCCCGAGCGTATTCAACGCGGCTGTTGTCTTTCGAATCAGCTTCCCAATGAGACGAGGCTGCTGGCCCATAAAATCTCTCTCGGCCGACTCCTCGGTCTCCTTAATCGGAACCAAAAAGGCGAGCGAGTCGAGATATATGATGTCACACTCCCCGCTCAGAAGAATGGCCTCGAAAATGTCGACCGCCTGCTCTCCGTATTCAGGCTCCGAGTAGAGGATCTTGGTCGTATCGACCCCCAACGAAGAGGCCCAGGAGGCGTCCCAGGTTCCCTCGACATTCACCATGGCGACGATAGGCTCCCTGTACTCGGGGCACGTGCACAACAGCTCGCCCGTAATCGGATGAATGCCCTTCCAGCAATTCGCGCACATCTTCTGAGCATTCGCGATCGTCTTCAAAAGCGTCGTCGTCTTCGATGATGCTTTGAAACCGAACATGAGATTGACCACTCCGACTGGGAAGCCGCCGCCAAGTGCCCGATCGAGAGGGAAAATCGTAGTCGGAATCCTTGCGATCCTTGCGGCCCTATGGTCGGAGGCCCGCATAATAATATCATCTCGTTTGAGATGCTTAGCCAGCTTTTTCAGGGACTCCGAAGCGAGAAAAGACGATAACCGATCGTTCATGCCCTACTCCAGATCTCCTGCGCTGCTGAGCACCGCTTTTCGGATCGACTCCTTCTCGGAGTTAATACGCTCTTCTGCCCATTTCGATGCGAACTTATAGGCAGTATCCATCTCTTCAAAATAGCAAGGAATACTGACAGCGACCCCTAGCCGGGCGCTCTCGTAATTACCAAGGCTCAGAGTCATTCCATACTCGACAGTAACCCGAGCAGGCTCTGTCACGTATTTATGGACTCGAATGAGTTCGTCTTTTACGAGGGGCGCCCCTTGGGCCTCTCCCTTTCTTAGGAACTGGCTTGTCACTATTACCTGACTGGACTGTACCTGCTCTTTTTGCTTCGGCATGCTGCTTGACCTTATCCAAAGCCGCTTTACGTTCACGTCGAAGACGCTTACGGTTTTCGTTATTCTGTTCTAGAATCCGCTGACGATAGTCGGGGTCGTTCTCATAACGAGATCTTCGAAGCTCGTTATACCTGTCTTTGTTTTCCTGGTACCAATCTTGAAATGTACGAGCCATAGGACTGCTCCTAAAAATCCATAGATCGAACCCAGGACTTTTTGTAATACAAGTTCCAGCGACTAAAAGCAGCACGTTTACAAAGCCCGATGTTGTCGTCCCGGATATCGACAACAATAGGCTCCTTCTTACCTGGATAGGGACGCTGGATTCTTCCTACGGCCTGCTCGACATCGCTGATCGGTGTCGCCAAAACGAGGGTATCAAGAGGGGGGATATCCAAAGCCTCTTGCACGAGCTGTGCAGTCGCAAAAATGACCTGCGCTTCTTCCGCTTTCTCATAATCGCCGTCCTTCATGCCTCCGATATAATAACCAATCGTCGGAAGAATGCCCCACTCCGGCTCCCAAGTCTTTCGGAAGAGATCTTCGAGTACGCGAAGGTGCTGATCCAGTCGCTCGCTCAGCACCAAAATCTTACGCCCCGACCGCGCAGCTTGTTGAATTTGATCGACAATAATGAGATTTCTCTTCTTGTTTTGAACAAGAAACTTCAGAAGTATCGTCTTTTTGAGAAGACCTTGATTGATCTTATCTCCCCTCGGGAGAACGAATCCTGTGTGCACTCGCTTGATAACGGGCTTTAGCCGCTGCGTACGTCCAGTGTAGAGAATGGGACCGATATGATGCCAAAAGACATCCTCGGCACCGTCCTTACGTCGAGGTGTCGCAGACAGCCCGAGCCTCCACCTCGCGGGAAAACGAGGCGGAATCTGACTCCACGTAGGGGCTCCAATCCGATGGACCTCATCAGAAATAATCAAGCCGAAATGATTACGAAAACAGGCACCATAATCACGAGCAATAAGGCTGTCGTTCATCGCCACCACAATGTGACGACCCTTGAACTCACACCGATCCTGCTGAACAACCCCTACAAGGGCTTTAGGCAAAAAACGAGCGATGCGCTCCAGCCACTGGCGCATCAAAAACCCTTTATGAACCGTAATCAAAGTCGGAACATTGAGTCGAGCGACAAGCGCCAACGTAGCGACCGTCTTACCCCAACCACACCCTGCGCAGAGAATCCCCCCAAGATCTCCGCTCTCGAACGCATCGAGAATCTGAGCAATCGCCTTCTCTTGATCAGGCTCCAACCGCCCAGAAAAGCTCAGATCTGAGTGCCACCCTGACTTGTCTCCTTCAGTGTAGGAGGGGATAATCTCATGATCAGGGCGCCTGTATTTGAAAAAAAATCCCCGTGGGACTCCGAACTTGTCCGGACGCTCCTCGTAGAGATGCAAAGGCGAAGGATCGTCCCCGGGATAATCGCCCACCTTCTGAGGCTGAAGAGTCAGGGACTGTTTGAGCTTAAGAATCTGAGAAGACGACAACGCGTCTTTCGGAAACCAGGCCCAACTGTCCACCGCAATCTTCACCGCAAATCCTCTACACGTTTGGGGTTGTTCTCTATGGAAAGACGATAATCCACCTCCCCGCGAACCGACTCTAACCAGTCCGCTGGAAGGCGCGTCGGGTGTTCCCTTTGAAACCAATGAAAATCGATCTTTCGTCGCTTCCCCGGAGGGGCCTCGACGATAGCCGATAATTTTGATTTACCCAGGAACAAGGTCACGCTAACCAAGTTCATGAGACACCAAGCCCGGACCGTGCGGTCCGCGTTATTCAGAATGGGACGTCGTCCTCTGTCCCTGCCCCGCCCGCTGCCTGCGGCCGATCGTTCCCATTTTCAGGAGCACGGTAGTTCCGCAAGATATCCTTCATCTCCTTGGGCGTCTTGGGTTTCAGAATCTCCATGTAATTGAGCGCAGGAGTGATGAAGGGAAACTGCCCGTCTTCCTGCTCGACCTGAAACCGCTGCTTGAGGATCTTCGCTTCTTTCTCGTCACGATTGGCCGCCTCAAAAAGATCTCGAAGGCGCTTCCCTCGGAACATAGCGGCCTCTGCCACCTTCCCGAGGTCGACGATCTTTTTGAAATTGAAATCATCTCCGCAGCCCGGAGACTTCTCGCCGATACGTGCGATCGAAAACATCGCTCCTGCCAAAGTCCCCAAATCCGTACGACGGCTTTCCAAAATCTTGAGAGCCGTGAGCTTGGCAGGATACAGAGACATCTCGTACTTGTGCTTATTACCCTGCTGGTCTTCCCACTCATTGCAGTCAATGACCGTGAAATAACCAAGCCAGTGGCGGCTCTTTCGACCAAGACGGTCACAACAGACCGTCTCGTCGTAAATACCCTGCGCACAGGTCATCCAGTTCTTCCAGTGACCATCTGCGTAGTAATTGTGCTCGTTAAGCGTAAAAGGCTCATCGTCGACAAAAATAAAGTCTCGCTTGGAGCCCTTCTTCAGCCAGATCCGATTCGGACGAATCGAAGCTGCCTGCCGCTCTTCCTGCTGTCGAACACCAGCAAACCCTCTACTGTACCACGCATCCTGCGCCAATGTCGGTTCCACCACAATAACCTCTTTTTTATTCCCAATAAAAATGGAACAAGTGTTAACCCGTATACACCAGACTCGTCTATTTAGACGGTCGTTTGTTCGATAACAGCATCCTTGGATGGTGTCAAGCTATTATCAATAGAAGGATCTCTAGATCCTATTCTGGAATGTTTCGGCTCTGGCACCCAACAAAACGTTCAGCTCTTCGTCTTCCAATTGGTCCGGATCTTTCCCGGGCGGTAATCGTACGATGCGAAAAGGAATGCGTCCCGAAAGCCGGGATGCAATAGAGTCCGCCATCTTGTAGCCGGCCTCGTCTCCGTCTCCCACAATAAAGGCATAGGAGAACAATTGAAGCAGCTTCTTAAGCTGCACGTCACTGATGTAACTCCCCATGATCGCTACCGCATTCGTATACCCGGCCTGCTTGAGGAATATCGCATCGAAAAACCCTTCACAAATATAGCAGGGCTTTCCTTTGTCCACCAGATGTTCCCCGTAGAGGTACAAATCCCGACGAAATCCTTTTGAATGCAGGTACTTAGGAACCTTTTTATCCTGCCACTCGCAGCCTGGAAGCAATCGGCGAGATAACCCCACCAAGTTGCGGTTGAGATCGCGAATGGGGATCGTAACTCGAAAAGACTGAGCGTCCCAGCCCAATTCCCACAACGTGACCGTATCGTCTGTCAGACGTCTTTGCGGGCCTGTCAGGTACAGGTACGGTTCGAGATCCAGAAACGAATAGGGCTTGAGAGACGCCTCTTCCAGCACAACCGGTGCTTGCTCAAACCTGGCCGCGACCTTCGATGAGAGCGTCACTCCTGCCACCGTTACAGGCTTTTTCTCGAAAGAGGCTTTGCTGATTTTATCTGCAAGACGAGCAAAGTCGACTGCTCCGTCATTCTGGACGAGAGCATACAAATGCTTGAGATTCAGGCCCTGCTCTGCTTCGAGCCGCCAGACCATTTGTTTGAGAGTGCCTGAAAGCCGACACCCGTAACAATGGAATGTACTACACCCCTCGGAAGTGACCTTGACACCGAAGGAAGGATGTTGGTCGCCTCCGCTCTTGTGACGCCTAGAAAACGGGCATGAGGCCGTCACCCACTGAGTCGATCCCTCTCTTATCTTGGTCGCCCCTACTTCTTTCAGCA